AGAGTTCTTTACACCTTGTGGAAAACTTGATCTATTCTTTATACTTTGTAGAGTTCTTTACACCTTGTGGAAAACTTGATCTATTCTTTATACTTTGTAGAGTTCTTTACACCTTGTGGGAAACTATTCGTGTTTTATAGCACTTCGTCATGAGAATTCATTATACAAATCAATTCGTTATATCTTATCAGTTCGTCTTATTATTCGTTATATCCTCGCAGTTCGTGCATACTTATCTCTTCGTCTTATGATTCGTTGTATATACTTAACACCCTTATGAGTTCGTTACACAACCCCCCATAAGGTTTGTTATTCTTATCAGACAGTGCTATACTATTCGTGATACTCAGTTTCTGACATAAACTGATGTCGTCCTCTGAGTGTTATAAACTCTCGGAAGAGTTCGTTACACAACCCCCCATAAGGTTTGTTATTCTTATCAGACAGTGTTACATTATTCGTGTCTCCCAGTTCGTGTTATAAACTGATGCCCTCTCTTCGTTATATCTAACCCCCCATAAGGTTTTGTATTAGAATAAGGCAGTAATGAATATAAACTATTCGTGATTGTTCGTTTATTATAATTAAACAGCACTGTTTGACAGTTATATTTTGTGTTGTTTTATTCTTATATCTAACCGATGCCCCCCTATATAAAAACAATGGGTCCTTCAAGGCTACACCGGACCAAAAACGAGAGAGTAAATGTCTTTCAAATAAAAAAATTTTTCCAAAAAATTTTTCCAAAAAAGTCAAAACATAAAATTATGAATTATCCAGAAGGAACTATTAGAACTCGTGAGGATGGTACTACATGGGTAAAGGAAAATGGTAAATGGGTTTATCAAAAAATAAAAAATGATATATAAGTTTAGAATTCAATCAAAGAAATGACAATAAAATTAGAATTTGATGACTACGAGAAAGATCTTTTAATTGATACGATTCAACATAGGTTAGACACTGATAAAATCTTAGTAATCAACAATTCTCTGAAGGAGGAACTCGAAGATCTTCTGAGAAAAGTAGAAGAAGATGAATACTTATAATATCTCGGTAAAGGGGGTAAGTGTAATTCATAATGTTTCTCAGGAAGAGATACAAGAGAATCTGAAACTCATCAGAGGTCTTGTATGGACGAGTGGGGGAAATGATGAGGACATTACAGTGTCTATAAATAATGGGAAAGACCATTGCAATGATTGATTTGTAGTGGTAGAATATTAAAATAAATTATTTTTCGCAATTAATTTTTTATGGCCAAAGGATTTACGGTAAAAGCAAAACTGCCCTCATCTGGAGATACTGATGAGTTCAATTTAGAGGCAGCAAAGGAAATGATTCGAGGCAAGTCAGTTGTCTTTTGTCTACCTGGAAGAGGAGTCTCTTATCTTTATTTGAAAAATTTCGTTCAATTGTGTTTTGATCTTGTTCAGAACGGAGCAAGTATTCAGATTTCACAGGACTATAGTTCAATGGTGAACTTTGCACGATGCAAGTGTCTTGGTGCAAATGTTCTCAGAGGACCCAAGCAGATTCCTTGGGATGGGAAACTGCAATATGATTATCAACTCTGGATTGATAGTGATATTGTTTTTGATACTGAGAAGTTCTATCGTCTTGTAGCAATGGACAAGGATATTGCTGCTGGTTGGTATTGTACTGAAGATGGTCGCACCACGTCTGTTGCACATTGGTTGCAGGAAGATGACTTTAGAAATAATGGTGGAGTAATGAATCACGAAACCTTAGAGACAATGAGCAAGCGTCGCAAACCATTCACAGTTGATTACACAGGTTTCGGATGGGTTCTGATTAAGAAAGGAGTCTTTGAAAGTCTTGAGTATCCTTGGTTTGCTCCGAAGATGCAAGTGTTTGAATCTGGTGAAGTTCAAGATATGTGCGGAGAGGATGTCTCATTCTGTCTAGATGCAAAAGAAGCAGGATTTGAGATTTGGTGTGATCCTCAGATTCGTGTGGGTCACGAGAAGACAAGAATTATCTGAGGTTCTTCTATTGACCATTGAAGACGTTTAAAGTAGAATGCACCTATGAGATTTCAAAAATCTTATGAGTGCATTTTTTATAAGCTAAAAGTTCTTATTAAAAATCCGTTTAAAAAACCCTTCGTAAAAACCGTAACTAAGGTATTAAAAATTATGGCAAAAGCAGCAGCTGGAAAATCAGTATCTTACAATCCAGGTCCTCCGAAGAAAACTCTTCAGGGGGATGGGGATGGAACTAAATATTCAGCAACCAGTCGCAATAAAGCACGTAAAAAGTATAGAGGACAAGGAAAGGGATGAAAAATCTTCTCTTTATTTCAGAAGATAAAGAAAAATCACTAATTCAGGAGATGTCATATAAAATAGAAATGGCAGAATTAGATATACATCCATCTAAAACTTGCTTCTTGATGATTTCTCCTGACTATTCTGGTATTGTAACTCAACATCTCTCTCATTCATTATCAATGAATCGGGAGATTTTTCATATTGAATCTGTAAATGTTCCCTTTCCTGATGAAAATGTTGAAGATTATATTGATGAATTTAAGAATAACTATGCTAAATGGGCAAAAAAATGGAATAATTTTGTTTTAATCGAAGCAGGAGTTATTCGTGGTGGTAATTATAGTTGGATTACTGAGTTGATGAATAATAATTACTACACTATTGCTCTTTGTGAAAACATCCATAGTCGGTTTAAGAGTGATTTTGTGTCTTTATATTATGATGGCAATCAAGAAGATCTTCATTTTTGGTGGGAAAAACCCAATAATCATTGGAAATAAATAAATTTTTGCGGGAAATTGAGTTGGAAAAGTTCTCAATGGGAAAACATCTTCTCTTGGAGGTGTATGGTGTTAATTTTGATCTTTTGAACGACGTGATATCTCTTCAAGAAGCAATGGAAAGAGGTATTAAACGAGCAAAAATGACAATTTTGAACACTTTTTCTCATTGTTTTCTTCCTCAGGGGTGTACAATCGTCATTGCACTTGCAGAAAGTCACGTTTCTTGTCATACTTGGCCAGAAAATGGGTGCATTGCAATTGATGTTTATACTTGTGGTGAAGGAAATCCTAAAATTGTTGCAATTGAACTTCTAAAATACTTAAATTCGGAAAACTATAGAATTAGATATGTAGATCGTTAAATAGTAATAGAGATAGCAACCTCTTTAAAAGTTCCGGTTTTACAAAAAACAGGAGTTGTAAATGTCTTTTTATCAAATCGATAGAAATAAAGATTATATGAAAGAAATGTGGGGAACCACAAGTCTTATTACAGATTACAAACAACAAAATAGTACAAAAAAAGTCCTTCAAGAGATTATGCACGATCAAGCACCGAAGCATGATTTCAAAAAGCAAACAGAATTGCACGAAAAAATTCGTAATGATGAAGACTATGATGATTGGAGTTATGGAACTGAACCAATCTACGGAAAAACCATCTGAAAAGTATTATAGATATATAAAAGACAATTAATCTTAGATGCCAATTAGCATTTCAAGATCTTTTAAAGACATTAGTTTGTCTTTTAAACGTCATCCTGTTACTAATGATATTTTAATTTTAAAAAATGAGGATGCAATTAAAAGATCTGTTATTAATTTAGTTCAAACTCAACTTGGTGAGAGGTTCTTCAATGATTTATTGGGAACCTCTGTTAATTCTTCTTTGTTTGAACTTGCCACAGAGGAAATAAATATTATATTACAACGAGAAATTGAAACAGTCTTAAGTAATTTTGAACCAAGAATTAGATTAAATAATATTAAGGTAGAAATAGTTGATGATTATAATGAACTTAATGTTAAAATAGTGTATGATATTGTTGGACTACCACTTCCCACACAAAATATAGAGTTTATTCTACAAGGAACTAGAGTATAATGTCCTTCAATAATTTTACAAATTTAGATTTTAATGATTTAAGAACTCAAATTAAAGATTATTTGAGAGCAAATGCAAATTTCACTGACTTTGATTTTGAGGGATCAAATTTTTCCGTACTTATTGATCTTTTAGCATATAATTCTTATATTACTGCATTTAACACCAATATGGTGGTAAATGAATCTTTTATTGATAGTGCAACTCTTCGTGAGAATGTTGTTTCTCTTGCACGTAATATTGGGTATGTACCAAGATCAAAAAGAGCATCAAGGGCAAAAATAAGTTTTAGTGTCACTTCACCAAGAGATTCTACCGGAAACTTAATTTCAAAAACTATAACCCTCAAAGCAGGTATAGTTGCTTTGGGGTCGGTAGAAGGTGGTAATTATATTTTTTCAATTCCAGAAGATAAAACAGTTGTTGTAGATAATGATGGTATTGCAAATTTCACAGATTTTGATATTTACGAGGGAACTTTTTTAAAAAAAACATTTACAGTAAATGATTCACAATTAAATCAAAAATTTTTAATTCCAAACGCAAGTGTAGATACTTCAACCATTCGTGTTAAAGTTACAAATGTTGTAAATGAAAAATATGAGTTGTATAACAATATTTTTAACGTAGATAAGAATTCAAAATTATTTTTAGTCCAAGAAGTTAGTGATGAAAAATATGAAATTTTATTTGGAGATAATATTTTAGGAAAAAGACCGATTAGTGGCAGCACAGTTCTCATCTCATACATTGTTACTAATGGGAAAGACGGTGATGGATGTGCTAATTTTACTTTCTCTGGTGTTTTAGTTGATAATAATCAGACAGCAATTACTAATGGTATTTCCTTAATAACTACGACTCAAATTTCTGAAAATGGTGATGATATTGAGTCGATTGATTCTATTAAGTATTTGGGTCCAAGAGTTTATGCATCCCAATATCGTGCAGTAACTGCAAATGATTATAAGGCAATTATCCCTATGGTTTTTCCAAATGTTGATAATGTTACTGCTTATGGTGGTGAAGAATTAAATCCTCCAGAGTATGGAAAAGTTTATATTTCAATAAAACCAAGAAATGGTAAATTTTTATCTCAAATTTCTAAAAATGAGATTAAAAAAGAATTGAAGCAATATTCAATTGCAGGAATTCAACCAGAAATTATTGATTTAAAATATCTTTATGTCGAATTGGAAACTTCTGTTTATTATGATAGGAGTTCAACTTCAAGTGTTGTTAATTTGCAATCTAGAGTTATTAATACACTAAGAAATTATGCAAAATCAACAGAATTAAATAGTTTTGGGGGTAGATTTAAATACAGTAAAGTTTCCACTTTAATTGATAATACAAGTACTTCTATTACATCAAATATCACAAAAGTAAAAATAAGAAGAGATTTACAACCAGAATATAATAAACTTGCAAATTATGAAGTATGCTTTGGAAATCAATTCCATATCCAAAAATTAATAGGAGAAAGAGGATATAATATAAAATCTACAGGATTTACAATCAATAATATAACAGATACGTTATATCTTAGTGATGTTCCAAAAACAGATAAAGTTGGAAGTATATTTTTCTTCAAACTTGTTAATGGTATTCCAGTTGTAGTTGCAAATGAAACAGGAACAGTTGATTATATGAAGGGGGAGATAAAATTAAATCCAGTCATCATCACCTCTTCAATTAACTCTGGTGGAATTCAAATTCAAGCAATTCCAGAATCAAATGATGTCATTGCTTTGAAAGATATATACTTAGAGTTAGACGCCACAACACTTAAAGTCAATATGCTGGAGGATGTAATTACTTCTGGAGAAAACACATCTGCAACAGAATACCCAGTAACATCTAGTTATAACAACGGAAATTATATAAGATAAAATGTCAGAAATTAAAAGAGTAAAAATACAATCTTTCATTGAGTCTCAAATTCCAGAATTTTTAAATTCTGATTCTCCGTTATTCAAAGAATTTTTAGAGCAATATTATATTTCACAAGAACACCAAACAGGTGTTGTAGATTTAACTGCAAATTTACAACAATATAAAAGTATTGAACACTTCAATACTGAAACTTTTTATAGTTTGGTTGGTATTTGTACTCTTACTTCAGATTTAGCATCTTTTAATGATACTTTATATGTCAATCACACAATAGGATTTCCTAGACAATATGGACTTTTAAAAATTGATGACGAAATTATAACTTATACAGGAATTACAACTAATTCTTTTACTGGATGCATTCGTGGTTTTTGTGGGTTAGAGAAAAATACAATCAATGAGTCATTTAAATTTTCTTCAACAGATTCTTCTGACCACACCAAAGGTTCTCAGGTAATTAATTTAAATACCTTATTCTTTCAAGAGTTATTTAAAAAATTTAAAACCCAATTTTTACCTGGATTTGAAGACAGAGATTTCACTAATGGCGTAAATTTACAAACCATTTTATCAAGAGCAAAAGATTTTTATATTACTAAAGGAACAGATACTTCATTTAAGATACTCTTTAGTATTTTGTTTAATGAATCTATATCAGTAATTAAACCTCAGGAATATGTAATATCACCATCATCAAATGAATACCTGATAACTAAAAATATTTTAGTTGAGCAAATTCTTAGAGATGCTAATCTTGCAACTCCAGACTCAATTTTGAGAAAAGAATTAAAGGGAAAAACAATATTTCAAACCATCGCAGATAATAAGACTGCAAGTGCTTCAATTTATAATGTTGAATATAGACCAGTAAATACTGGAGATTTTGTATATGATTCAATAGAGTTTAATCAAACTGCACAAAAAAACTATATAACAAAAGATTTTTATGAGATTTCATTAGATAGCACATCCTTTATCTTAGATTTTAAATCTACTAAAAAAACAAAAATTTTAGAGAATACACCCAAAAACTCAACATCTATTTTAGTTGATTCTACTGTTGGATTTAAACAATCTGGAAATTTATTAATTAAACCAAAAAATCTTTCTAATCCAATTGTTTTATATTATACTGATAAAACAATCAATGAATTCTTAAATGTAACTGGTTTAACAATAGACTTAGATTATGGTGCAGAAATATTTGAAGAAGAATTTTTATACTCTTACTTGGATGATGGAACAAAAGTTGAATTTAGATTAATAAACATCATTGATGATATTGATTATAGAGAAACATCAAATATAAGAATCAATGACAAAATAGAATTATCTTCTTTTGGAATTGATTTAAATGATAGACTTGAATTTAATAATTGGATTTATAATATTCCAACTACGCACGATATAAAATCAATAGATTCATCAAATAAAAATAGAATATATTTCTATGAAACACTCAATTTTTTAATTGGAGATAAAATACTATTATTCAATCCGGATTCATCTGATGTAGATAAAGTTGAAGTAGAGATTGAAGGATTTGGATCTAATTCATTTGGGTATTTTATTGACATTAAAGGATCCGAATCAAATACATTCGGAAAAACAAAAATAAAAAGAATAATTCATAAGGCATCAAGCAATAATAACTATTTTTCAAATATTTCTGTTTTTCCCACAGGTATACAAAATAGTTATATCGACTACAACAATGAAAATTTTTATGTAACATCTTCTGGATTTCCAAATTATAAAGTTTATGCAACAGACAGAAAAACTTTTGTTTCTGCTGGGATTGGAGTTTCTGTATTAAATTGCCCAGATCACAATTTCTTCACTGGAGAGAAAGTATACTATAATTCAAACTCAGAAAATGTTGGTATAGAAACCTCTGCATATTTTGTAACAAAAGTAGATGAAGATAATATTAAACTTTCATACAGTAATTCTGATTTATTTTCTAAAAATTATGTTTTTACTAAAGAAAGTATTGATGGTGACTATATTGTAAAATTTGATTTTCAAAATAAACCTTTGGAGCATCAAAAAATCTTTAAAAAATTTAATTTAACAAAAAAATTAAATAAATTCCAAATCGAAGGTGATAGAAGTACGATTGATAAGGCAACAGGAATTTTAATTAATGGAGTTGAGGTATTTTCACCAACTCTATATGATGAAAACATTTACTATGGTAAGTTAGATTCAGTAAAAACTGCATCTGGTGGAAATGGATATGATGTTATTAATTTTTCCGGATTAGAAGTTACTGATGCCAATGGTTCCAATGCAGAAGTGAAGGCACATTTATCTGGCAGTTTAAGTGAAGTAAAAATATTAAGACCAGGAATTGGTTATCCAAGAAAACCAAAAATTACTTTGTCTGGAGGAAATGGTTCTGGTGCAGTTTTAGAATCAAATTTAGTAAAAACAAAAATTATATCTAATTTCAAAGCAAGTACTGCTGTCAGTATTGGTTTTACTACAATTGATTTCCTAAATGGACACAATTTTGATGACGGTGAGGAAGTATCATACATTAATAATTCAAATGGAAGTGTAAATCCACTCGTAAATAATTCAAATTATTTTGTTGGAATAGTAAGTTCAACTCAATTAAAATTATATAAAACAAGAAAGAATTCATTAGAAAAAACTAACCCAATTATCTTTACTGGAATTGGGACGGGAACTCATTCTCTAAAATCATTAAATTCAAAAAATACAATTACAAAAATTTATGTAAAAAATCGTGGAGAGGGATACTCAAATAGTAGTGTTAGCATTCTTAGTCAAATTTCAGCAAATAATCAAGATAATGGAATAAACACGTTTGATGATTACATTTTTGCAAAAAATCATAATTTTAAAGATGAGGATATTGTTCAGTACCAAAACAATAATACATCAATATCTGGTCTATCCACTCAAACAAATTATTATGTCAAAGTTATAGATGAGAATAAGTTTAAGTTGTCAGTTCAAGGTCCTTCGGGAAATGAGAAAGTTAATTATAATAGTAAAAAATATGTTAAATTTAGTTCAGTAGGTGTTGGAATTCATACATTTTCTTATCCACCTATTCAGATAAATGTAGAATATGTTTCTGGTATTACGACTACTCCTTCTTTAGAACCAATAGTTCTTGGTTCAATTGAAAATGTATTTGTAACTAATGGGGGAAAAAATTATGGTTCATCTGATGTATTAAATTACCATAGGAGACCATATATTGGTCTTTCTTCAATATCTGAGTGTATATTAAAACCGGTATTGTTGAATGGTTCTATTGTTGATGTTCAAATATTAAATTCTGGCAGAGGATATAAAAAAGATATTGATATAAAGGTATTTGGTAAAGGAAAATATGCAGAACTTTATCCTATTATCGAAGATGGGAAAATAAAAGGTATTAATGTTTTAAATCCGGGAGTGGGGTATGATGAAAAAACTACTCTGTTTGTGCAAAGGAGAGGAAGTGGTGCGGAATTTATAGCAAATGTTTTTGAATGGAAAATTAACCAAGTTGAAAAAAATAAAAATATAATTTCATCAAATGATGAAGGATTGATTGTTCCAAGTAAAAATAACAATTCAACATTAGAATTTATACATTTTTATCCATCAAAGAAATTAAGATATAATGTTAATAATTTTATAGACAAAGATGGTAATGAAATTGCCCCCGATAATAATCAGAATCCATATAAAATTTTAGGTTGGGCATATGATGGAAATCCAATTTTCGGTCCTTATGGTAAAATTGATGGTGAATCTAAATTATTGAAATCTAGTTATAAATTAAAGAATTTTGGAGATATTGGAATTTCCATTACTGAACAATTAAGACCAGATTTTCCTTCTGGGTTTTTTGTTCAAGACTACTTTTATAATAAAGGTAATGGTGACTTGGATGAATATAACGGAATGTTTATTGACGACAAAAACTTACCAAACATAAACTATGGATATTTTGCAACGTTAACAGAGGACACAAACGAACCTCAGTATCCATATACATTGCCATTATTATTTAAAGATTTACCAATAAAAGAAAATTTCAATCCAAATTTCAATCAAGAAATCGATTTTGAAAACCTTGATATTGTTAGAAATGTTGGTCCATATTATTTAAATTCAAATAATTCTACATATGAATTAATTGATAAAGTTAATCAAAAATATAAGCAAGAATTTATAGTTAAAGAAATAAAATCATCTGGAATTAATTCAATTTCTATTTTTGATGATGGAGATGGATATAAAGTTGGAGAGTTATTGACATTTGAAAACCAATCTTCTGGTGGTAATTCAGTTTCCGCTTCAATTTCAAGAATAAAGGGAAAATCAGTATCAAATGTTCAGGTCGGTATTTTAACTTTTACTAATGTTGATTTTATAACTAAAGGAATTTCAATTAAAGGAATTACATCTCAACCTCATAATCTAGTGAGTGATGATGAAATTATTGTCTCAAATATATCGTCTAGTGATTTTGATTATTTAAAAGGAACTAAGAAAATTTATGTTTTCCAAAAAACAACTGGTTTAATTGAAGACGTACAAAGTCAATCAGCAACTGGAGTTACAACATACATTAAAGTAAATGATGTAGCAGGGTTTGAAGTTGATAATTTTATAGGAATAGGAACAGAAACTTTAAAGGTAATTAATGTTTCTCCGTCAGAATCAAAACTATATGTTAATAGATTTGATAATTATTCTGGAATACACAGTGTTGGATTAGCAAGTGTAACTTTGTTGCCAAATTCATTCACTTTTTCTTCTGAGTTTTATGACAACTCAATAGTAGAAAATGAAACCACATATTTTAATCCCACAAATACTATCGGAATTGGAACTACTGGTTCAATTTATTATAATATAGTTGGATTTCAAACTGCCTTTGGAACTTTAAACTCAACAGGTCTTAGTACAGTTGGTGTAAATACTACTTTGCTGCAAGTTGGTGATTATGTTTCTGGCACTAATATACAAAACGATACCATTATAATATCAATAGGTATTGGCACAATTGGAATATCTCCAAATCACACTCTTGGTGGTGGAATATCTACAAGTTTATTGAATTTTTCAAGAAAAGTATATGACAAAACAATACCGAGTCGTTCAATTTATATACCAAGTCACAAATATTATACAGGGCAACCAATTACGTACAATGTTGGATTAAATGGAAATGGAATTATTGTTTCGGAAACTGGAGCAGGAACAACATTCAGATTAACAGATAATCAAACAATATATGCAGTTAATTTGGGTAAAGACTATGTTGGTTTATCAACTTTAGGTTTTACAACCAATACTGGAATTGGAACTACTCAAAATTCATTATACTTCTTTAATCCTATTGATAATGTTGGCTTATCCCACTCGTTAACAACTCAATATGAAAAAATTAAAGGAGTGGTTAATAATTACTCTGTAGTTGTTTCAACATCGCAAACACACGGATTGCAGACGGGTGATAATATCAATTTCAATTTCAATCAAAGCAATACAAAAACAATAAAAATTAGATATGATAGTGTAATCAGAAAAATAACAACCGAACTTATTGACTTCAACCCTACTTCTGGAATAAACACATCAACAAATGAAATTGAAATTCCTGGAAATAATTTAAAAACAGGAGATAAAGTTGTATATTACACTGAAGGACAAACCTCTGTTGGTGGATTGTCAACAAACTCTGTATATTATGTACTAAAACAGGATTTGAATAAAATCAAATTGTGCAATTATCAATATGATACTAGTATTGGTATTGCAATTACTTTAACTTCTGTTGGGGTAGGTTCTTCTCATAGTTTAGCATTAATCAATCCACCAATTAATATTTTAAAGGGAAATATACTATCTTTTGATTTAAGTGATAGCAGTCTTTTGGATATGGATTTGAAATTATATAAAGATTCTAATTTTACTCAAGAACTTGAAACATTCAAATATTCAAATTATGACGAAAGAAAATTAGATACGAATTTATCATCAATTCCAACTGAAATTTATTACAACTTAGTTTCATTGTCTAATGAGGAAATAGAAAAAAATCAAATATCATCGGACTATGAAGTAGTTGGGTCTAATAAAATTAAAATAATCCCAAATAATATCAACACTTATCATCCTGTAATAAAAACAGGAAATTCACAATTTAAATTCAATTTAAATGTTATTCCAGAACCAATTACATTCATCTCTGATTTATCTACATCTAGTTATGATACAGATTCAAAAAATGTTATTGGACCTATATCAAATGTTAGGGTTAATTTTGGAGGAAGGGGATACAAAAAAGTTCCAAAAATTTCTAAAATTAACACTTTCTCCGGTAAAGGGGCATCATTAGAAGCAAAATCATCATCTATTGGTAAAATAGAAAATTTAGAAAGAGTTAAAGATGGATTTGATTATCCAAGTGATACTACACTAAAACCATATTTAAGTGTTCCTGCTGTTGCTCAAGTTGGAGATATAGCAAGAGTGGAATATATTGGAATTATTACTGGTGGAAAAAATTACAATACTGCACCTGTTTTAAAGGTATTAGGAAATGATAAGATTAAATTATCTGCAAATTTACAAAGTGGTAGTGTAGTTAGTGTAAATATTGTTCAAAATACAAATGATTTAATAAATCCTTTAAGAATTATACCTATAAGAAATTCTAATGGTTATGAAATTGATTCTGTCGTTTCTGCCAATAATGGGTCTAGTGTGACTTTAGAACTTCTCAACAACTCTGAATTATATCCATTAATTACAACTGGATATGGTAATACTGATGTTATATTTCCATTCTCTGTGGGTGATGAAATTTTTATAGAAAATTGCAGACAAGTCGATAGAACCAAAGATAATATAAATTCAAAAGACTATAATTATAGATTTTTTACTATAACTTCAGTAAGTCCCGAAAATTCTACCATTACTTTTAGTATGACTGGAGTTAAAGATTCTTTAAATTTAAATCAGGATAATGGAGAATCAAATTATGAAAATGGATTTGGATATGGATATGTGGTGAATAAAAAGGATATTGCAGAATTTGAAATGAACTTGGTTGATGACTTAAGTTATATTTCTGGCGAATCTGTCGTTGGATTTGATGGGAAAGGAAATGCTGTTTTCTCTGCAAAAGTTGCAGAAGATGGATGGGATAATGAAATTAATCAATTAAGAATGGTTGATGTGAAAGGTGAACTTGAGGTTGGAAATAAACTAAAAGGAGAAAAATCTCTATTGAATGGAACAATCAGGGATATAAACATATTCAATTTGAAAGCAAATCTTGGAGTATCTAGAAATAAAGTTAATGATAGAAAAAATGAAAGTGGATTTTTAAATGAGTATCTACAAAGAATTTCTGATAATTTTTACTATCAAAAATTTTCATATGCAATAAAGAGTCAACTTTCTTATGATGAATGGAAGGAACCCGTTCGTTCGATAATTCACCCATCAGGATTTAAAGAATTTTCCGATTTGGATGTTGTAAGCATCCCATCGTCTTCTATGAAAGTTGGAATAAGTAGTAGCAATTTAATTTTGAACGTTTTGATGGATAATGTGCAATCACTCTATTCTAAAAATAATTTTACTCTTGTTTCTGAAGATGAAGATAATTTATTTGAAGATGGTTCAATTGAAAGGGTTAACATTGGAGCAGAAGAAGGTATAATTGCTGGAGTTGGTACATTTGGACCAATTTTTGGAGTTCCCCTGAAGCAATATATTTTAAATAAAACCAATAAAGTTCTTTTAATGAATGATATTAGTAATGAGTTTGATGGTTCTAATGATTATATTTCCTTAGGAACAACTTCAATAACATTTAATTCACTGACACAATATTATGTTGGAATTTCTACTGCTAATTTAAATATTGGAGATTATCTTGGTAATTCTGAATTTTTAATCCCAGAAGTTACAAGAATTGAATCTATTGGTATTAATAGTGTACGAATAAATCTACCACATCGTCTCACGAATGGAATCAGTACAACCAGTGTAGAAATTAGGAGAAGACTTCCAGGAAATGAAGTCGTTGGTAAGAAATCTTTTGAATTGACCTCTGGAATTGGTCCAGATAAAGTTCCATTATATTATAGAGAATTTAATTCAAATTCAACTGAAATTATAAAATTAGATAATAATATTATTGAACTTAAGAACCATAACTTCCAGACAGGTCAAAAAATATTTTATGATCAAAATGTTATTGATGTGGGACCAGTTGGTTCTGCAACAACAGAAGTTGATAATGGATTTTCTTACACAATTTCTAATAAATTTGATTCAAATACGATTATGAGATTTGATATGACGATATTTAAGTTTGATTCAAATTAAACTATAAATAATCAAAAGAATTTTAATATCTAATGGCAAGACTAGGGATATTTACTGGAACTACACCTAATGACGGAACTGGAGATACGTTATCTCAAGGTGCAGTGAAGGTTAATAGTAATTTTGTTGAGATTTATAATGCAATTGGTGATGGTGATAACATTACAAATACAATTTCTTTTGCAGAAACCTCAACAAATGTAGTTGGTGGAATTGCTTCAGTAACAAGTTTAGATGTTTCTTCGGGTATTGCTACAATTGGGTTTTTGACCGCAACTAATGTTAATGTTGCTGGAGTTATAACTGCTTCTAGTTTTGTTGGTAACGTTACTGGAACGGCAACCACTGCCAATAACGTAAGTTCATCTATAAACATTAATACTTCAGGCATTATAACTGCTTCTAGTTTTGTTGGTAGTGTTATTGGCACAGCAACTACAGCATCCAGTTTACCCTCAAATATTAATATTAATACCTCAGGCATTATAACTGCTTCTAGTTTTTCTGGGAGTCTTTCTGGAACAGCAACTACAGCATCCAGTTTACCCTCAAATATTAATATTAATACCTCAGGCATTATAACTGCTTCTAGTTTTTCTGGGAGTCTTTCTGGAACAGCAACTACAGCAACTACAGCACTTGGTGTATCAACAACAATTAATATCAATACATCAGGTATTATAACTGCTTCTAGTTTTGTTGGTAATGTTACTGGAACAGCAACTACAGCAACTACAGCACTTGGTGTATCAACAACAATTAATATTAATACTAGTGGTATTATAACTGCTTCTAGTTTTTCTGGGAGTCTTTCTGGAACAGCAACTACAGCAATTGGATTAGGAACAACATCTAATATTAATACTAGTGGTATTATAACTGCTTCAAATTTTGTATCAAATCAATCAGTTACAATTGACGGATCAGCTTTGATTGGTTCTACTATACTTTCACTCTCTGGTGTTTCATCTGATTTCACCTCAGTTGGTTCTCATACTTTTACTATTCCAACAGGAGTTACAAAAATTTCAGCAATTGTAATTGCTGGTGGTGGTGGAGGTGGTGCAGGAGAAGTTGGAGGTGGAGGAGGAGGTGGTGCTGGAGGGGGATTGAGATATATCAATGATTATCCAGTAACTCCGGGTCAAGTATTGAGCATTACAGTTGGAAATGGTGGAAATGGTGGAAATAGCATTACAGTTGGAAATGGTGGAAATGGTGGAAATGGTGGAAATGGATCTCCTGGGGGGGATTCTGAAATTACCGGAATAGTAACTGCTTTTGGTGGAAGTGGGGGAGACCTGTCTAATGGAACAAATACTCCAGGTGGAACTGGTGGAACTGGAAGTGCAATTGGAGGAAATATTGGAGGAGGAAATGGGGGTAATGGTGGACTTGGAGTATTGAGTAGAGGTGGTGGAGGAGGAGGTGCTGGTGGATATACAGGAAATGGTGGAGATGGTACATCAAATACTGGAAATAATGGTTCTGGTGGTGGTGGAGCAGGTGGTGGTGGAGTAGGATCTGGTGGTGGTGGAGTAGGATTATTTGGAGTATCTTCAAGTGGAACTGGGGCATTAGATCAGGGAGGAGGTGGTGGTTCTGGTGGTTCATCTGGAACTACAGGAACAGAAAATTCAAATGGAAGTCCAGGGGGCAACTATGGAGCAGGTGGTGGAGGAGGTGATAATGGCAGTATCACACTTGGTGGAAATGGATCTCAAGGTGCTGTGAGAATTTTGTGGTCTCCAAATTCAAAATTTTCAAGACTTTATCCATCACATCAAGTTGGAAACAACATAAATCAATAAAGGAATTAAAGAAAAATGGCAAGCAACACAGGAGTATTTTTTAATATTAATGATAATGATGGAATACCTTTGGTTGGTGTTTCAACTGATGGAAGAGTATTTCTTGATCCTTTTTATGGTAATGTTGGTGTTGGTATTACAAATCCAACATCAAAACTTCACATCATTGGTGATGCAAGAGTTGGTATTGATACATCTCAGGGTGTAATCTTAACATCAGCAAATGGAACAAAATATCGTCTAATTGTAAGTGATGCAGGGGTATTGAGTGCAATCTTAGTCCCTTAATAAATATAAAAAATTAGAAAATAATAATGAGAACAACTCCAGGCACTGGTGCCATATTACTTCCATTTTTTGATGAAGATTTGTACTCTGTAACAAAAATAGAGGTAATTAATGGTGGAACTGGATATGCATCAACTGATCCTCCAAAAATTGAAATTGAGAATACTACATCTCCTCTAATTGAAGGTGTATTTTATCCAGTAATCAATCATCCAAGTAATGGTTCTATTGTATCTGTGGTTGTTGTGAATCCTGGATCTGGTTATTTTCCACTAAAAAATACATTTGGAACAAAAGTAGGAATAGCAACAACTTCTTTAGTAGAACCACAATTTGTAACTAAAGAATATGGTGCTGGAATTATAATGGGTGTAACTGGAGGAATAGGCAGTGCAATATTTGAAAATGGATATAATGTTGCAATTAGCACTACTATAACAGGAATATCTACATTAATTCCCAATGCTCAAAGTAAAATATATGGAGTTGGAAATCCGATTCAATCATCAACCACTGGAATTGGAACTGATGCAAAATTTGAAGTTTGGATTACTTATGATGGAACCCCCACTGGAAATCCAATATCAACTTCAATTGTATTAAAAGATGGAGGGAGGGGATATAATATTGGTGACACAGTATCAATTGCTGGAACATACTTGGATGGGGAGAGTCCAACACACGACTTATCATTTAATGTCTCAAAAGTGTCTAGTACAATAGTTGCAGGAGCAGCAAATGGAAGTTATATAGGTATTGCAGCAAGCACTATTGTTGGAATTGGATCATCTGCAACTTTTGATGTTACTAGGGATTCTTCAGGAAAGATAAGTTCAGTTTCTGTAAAAAATGGTGGAAGAAACTACGAAATTGGGTATGGAAATACAACTACAGATATTCTTGTAGTTTCGGGTGTAGACATAGGTGGAATAACACCACAAGACGATCTTTACTTATCCCCAAATGTTTTGGGTACTGACATTCTTCCCCAAATATTGTATATTGATAAATTGAATGAAAATCAATTTAAAGTTTCTGGTCTTTCAACTTCATCTGAACTAGATTTAAATCAACTTGGGATTGGAACTCATTCATTTACGTTTAATGACCCAAATTCAAGTTCTTTAATTGCGATTGACAATATTATCCAGACACCTTTATATAGAAAAAATCTTACACTTTCTTTAGAATCTTCAGTTGGTCTTGGTGAAACAATTTTTGTGACATCTGGAATTTCATCTTTAACGTCTTTAGATATTTTAAAAATTGATTCTGAATATATGAGTGTTAAAGCAGTTGGAATTGGATCAACTAATGATGTTATAGTGAAGAGGGGTCAATACGGAACTAATATTAGACCTCATAGTTTAAGTTCTCCTGTTAGAATTTATAGAGGAGATTATAATATTGAGAAAGGAAAAATTTATTTTTCAACTCCCCCATATGGAAAAATAGGTCAAGAGGGATTAAAAGTCAGTTCAAATTTCCAAGGAAGGTATTTTAGTAGAAGATTTGATCCAGGAAATGTCAATGATAGAAATTTAGTTGTTGATGACATTTCGTTAGATTTCACAGGAAATGCAGAAAATTTAGGAATAAGAACAGGTACTTTAAACTCCAATGATCAAGGTAGAATAACTGGAATAGACACTACCAACTTAGAAATTGGTGATGTATTAAACTTAGAATACACGACTCCATTTGTAATTAATTTAGACACTACAATAAATTCAATTGGAATTGGAAGTATAGGAATTGCCCCAAACCACAATGTATATGTTGGAATAGCAACAACGACATTTATAATTAAAAGACTTAATTACATTCTTAATTACGAAAACGAACCAACAACTGCACTCTTTAACAATACAAATAGTTCATCAGACATAAACAACAATCCGATTATATTAATTAATAATGTTCCGCAAATAGCAGAAAAAGATTTTAAAATAGACAATCCGGAGAATAATACTATAAAATTTATCAGTGGTGTTCCAAGTGCAGGAAGAATAGTTAGAGTTGCAATAACTACTGGATTTGGATATCAACCACTTGTAGGTGCCTCTGCAACAGTTTCCGTTTCACCTTCTGGTGAAATATCAAATGTATTCTTAAATGGGGCAGGAAGTGGGTATAGGATTCCCCCAATCATCAGTATTGCTTCAACAGTCGGATCTGGAGCAACAATCACTGCTACAGTTGGAGTTGGGGGGACAATATCTTCCTTAGTCTTAACAAATCCAGGATCTGGATATACAACCAATTTACTTCCAACAATAAATATACCAATTCCACCAAATTATAGTGATTTACCTACTACTTATGCTGGAATCTCCACAGGTAGTGGAGAAGGAGCAAAAGTATCAGTAGTTGTGGGAAATGGATCTAGTATTACTGGATTCACTTTAGAGAATCCAGGAAAAGGTTATAAAGTAGGTGAAATTTTAGTTGTTCCTGGAATTACAACTAATCCAAATGTTGGAGCAGGGTTAAGTGAATTTAGAATTACTGTAGAAGAAGTTTTTACTGATAAATTTGGTGGATTTTATCCGGGTCAATTCATAAAATTTGACGACATATCGAAATATTTTACAGGAAAGAAAAGAAAATTTAATTTGCTGATAAATAAAGAAACAATTTCACTAAAAGTAAATCCAGTTTCTGATTTAAAAGTAGAAAATAACTTTTTTATTTTTATAAATGATGTAATTCAAGTGCCAGAAGTATCTTATAGAATAGTTGGATCTAGAATATTTTTCACAGAACCACCAAAAAAAGATTCAAAATCTTTAGTATTATTTTATAGAGGTTCCGATTTAGATGTTGAGCAAATTGATCCACCACAAACATTAAAGGAAGGTGACACAATTCAGATACAACAAAATAAATTTGAACTTACACAAAGAGAGCAATTCGAAAGAGTAGTTAAAAAAATTGTTTCCTCCGATCAATTTGACACATTTACTTATGATAGTTTTGGAATAATCACAGATCCAAAAAAATCAAGACCATTGAAATGGACAAAACAAACTAAAGATAGGATTATTAATGGTGTTTTGTATTCTAAACAAAGACCAGATTTAAAATCAAGAGTTACTCCAAAAACACAAATCATTAAATCTGTTTCAAAAACAGATACTAAGATTTATGTAAATAATGCATTCCCACTTTTTGCTATAGATGAAAATTTAAATTTAAAAGAAGAATTGCGCGATGTTGTTTTAGTGTCAAATAATGATTTTACACTTGCAACTGCTTCTGCTTCCGTATCAGTAGCATCAACAATTTCCAATATTTCCATTACAAATAGTGGATCTGGGTACGAAGGATTGAGTAATCCAATTATTTCTATTTCTTCTGCAGCAATTACCAAAAAAGATCCAATTTATGACTGGAAAAATACCTCAGGGATAATAACTTCTTTTGATTTTAGATCGATTGTATATGGAAACAAATTCGTTTCAGTTGGTGGAAGTAGTCTTTTAGCAACTAGTGATGATGGAAAATTGTGGTCTAAATCTAGTGTTGGATTTGGAACAACAGTATCATTTAATTCAATATCGTTTGCATCAACCACAAATACTTATGTTGCTGTTGGAAACACTGGTAAAATAATTAAGTCTGATAATTTAACTTCTTGGTCTGAATATAATCTGGTTCAGAGTTTATCATTTGGAAGTGGAGATTTTAATATAAATGAAGATTTAACTGAGTCTAGTCCTTTTACTGGAGAATTTTTGGATATTACTTATTCTAGCATTAAAGACACATTCGTCGCTGTTGGTTCTACAGTTATATTTTCTTCTGTTGGCACATCTTCAACAGAATTTAAAAGAAATAAATTAAATCTACAAACAAATTTAAATAGTGTTTCTAATAATAATTCAGTATTTGTTGCAGTTGGAAATAATGGAAGAATTTTTAATTCAGCAGAACAAAATGCCTGGAAACCAATTTCACAATTTACAACCAATCATTTAAATAAAGTCATTTGGGATGGAAGTCAATTCATAGTTGTTGGAGATAATTCGATTATTGCAACTTCTGCTACTGGTGATAATTGGTCAATACAACAAAATGTAAATATTTCAACAAATATAAAAAATATTAAATATTTTGATGGAATTTATACAATATTAGATGATAATGGCATTTTATACTATTCATTAAATCTTTCTTATTGGGAGAGAAGAGAAACAAATCAAGCAAATGAAATTAAAGACTTGATTTATGTTCAAAATATTAACTCGGATAACATTTCTGTTGCTGTTGGAGTTGCAGGAACAATAATTTACTCAAATCCAGTTTATAATAGAGCAACAGCAACTTCAACTTCAACCAGTGGTTCTATTTCTTCTGTCGATGTAGTAAATGGTGGATTTGGTTATTCGGAGGCAATGCCACCACCCATTCTTTTTGAAAGTTTAAAACCAAATAAAGAAAAGATCATTTCTGTGAAAGCAAAGGGTGATTTTGGGAAAATTGTAGGAATTAATACATTAGGAATTGGCCAATCTTCACTTGAATTTAAATTAGAATCAGAAAATTATGATAATAGTCTTCTTGGAATTGGGTATTCATCTTTAAATAGGTTTGGAATTGAACGTAGTCAATTAAATGTTGGTGATTACTTTGTAATTTTTGATAGTAATGTTACAACTGGTTATGCTCTAACTGGAATCACAACATCAACTGGAGCAATTGTTGGATCTTCTGGAGTCTCCACAAATACTATTGATGGATTGTATAGAGTTGAAAATGTAATTTCCGATACTTCTTCGGGAATTGTTACCGTTAGATGTGATTTTATTGTTGTTCCTGGTGGTGTTGATAATGCAATTAGCACTGGAGTTAATACTACAGGTTTCTATGGAAGATACACTTGGGGTCAAATTTTTGATTATCAAAACAGAGCAAGAGAAAATCCAAAAGAGTTCATTGTAAATACAAGAAATGGACTGTCTGGATTATCAACTGCAGCAGAGGTCTATAGAACTCGTGGTTTAATTTAGAGATAAATAAAAAAAAGTATTTTTCACAATGCCTGCGATTATATCTGATCAGTTTAGAGTTATGAATGCAGAGACTTTCAAAAAAAGTCTTGTTGCAGTTGGCAACACAAGTAACACATATTATACTTTTGTTGGACAACCAAATTCACTCAATCCACAAGCAAATGGAGTTACTGAATGGGCACTAAACCCACCACCACCACTTGATGGATTCAAAGAAGAGAATGAGATAAAGGAAACGATTATATCTATGAAAAAAGTCACTGATAGTGATGTTAGGAGAATGATCAGAAAGGTTGTGTGGGGTTCTGGATCAACATATGAAATGTATAGGCACGATTATTCAATTTACAATCTCTCCCCTATCACAAATTCAGCATCTTTATATGATGCAAATTATTATGTAATTAATGAAGATTTGAGAGTTTATATTTGTTTACATAATGGATCAAATCCAGAAAACCCAAGAGGAAGACCATCAGTTGATCAACCCACATTTGTTGATTTAGAGCCAAGACCAGCAGGAACAAGTGGAGATGGATATATTTGGAAATACTTATATACAATAAAACCCTCAGAAATTGTAAAATTTGATTCTATTGAATTTATTCCTATTCCTGAAGATTGGGGAACCGTAGGAGAAAGTATTTCAACAAAGAATAATGCAATTGATGGAAAAATAGAAATTATTAATATTAAAAATAGAGGTTCTGGATATAGTCCAATTTCTCAAACTTTTACAAACGTACCAATTCTTGGTGATGGATCTGGGGGAAAAGCAACAATTACTGTAGATTCCTTCGGAAAGGTTTCTGACATTTTTGTTAGTGATGGTGGGACTGGTTACACAAAGGGAATAATTAAGTTTGAACCAGGAGCACCTGGAATATCACAAAATTTAAGTAATACTGGAACACTTGCCACATTTGAAGTTATTATTCCACCAAAAGGTGGTCACGGATATGATATTTATAGAGAACTGGGTGCATATAGAGCATTAGTTTTCTCAAGATTTTCTACAGATTCAACAAACCCCGATACAATTATAGGAAATGATTTTGCAAGAATTGGTATTATTAAAAATCCAACGAAAAGTGGAAGTTCTGTTGATAAATTAGAAACTGCAGAAGTAAGTGCATTAAAGGCACTAAAACTAACTGGAGTTGCAACTAGCACTACCACCTATGCAGTTGATTCAGTAATCACCCAACAAGTCAGTACGGGGGTTACTGCAATCGGTTTTGTTGCTGCTTGGGATAATGTTACTGGTGTTTTAAAGTATTATCAACCAGTTGGATTGGCAACAGAAGGTGTTGGTTATGTGTTGAACAATTTTTCCTCTTCTCCTGGTTCTGGTGGAAGTTTGTCCATCATTGGGTCTTCTATGAAAGGAGATCCATTAACAATTGATTCTTCCTTTTCTGGTGGAAGTGTAGTAATAAATAATACTACATACCAACTTGGAAGTAACTTTATTTCTGGAATTTCATCATCAGAGTATAATAATAAATCTGGTGAAATCATATACATTGATAACAGATTCCCTGTGCCAAGATCAAAAAGCCAAAAAGAAGATATTAAAATCGTCCTGGAGTTTTAAGTAAAATGCCACAAAATACAAATTTAAATGTATCTCCATATTTTGATGATTTTTCCGAGCAAAAAGGATATCAGAGAGTTTTATTTAAACCAGGAACTCCAATACAATCAAGGGAATTAACAACACTTCAAAGTATTTTACAAAATCAAATTGAAAAATTTGGAAAACACTTTTTCAAAGAAGGATCTGTAGTAATACCTGGCCAAATTGGTTATGATGACCAATATTATTCTGTCCAGATTGATGATTTTCATCTCGGAATTCCAGTCTCTTCATACATAGAAAAATTTGTAGGAAAAAGTATTCAAGGTGAAATTAGTGGTGTCACAGCAGTAGTAGAAAATTATATTACCAACGAACAATCCGAACGAGGAAATTATACACTTTATATAAAATATAAAAATTCAAGCAGTAGTGATTTTACTACAAGAACTTTTATTGATGGTGAAAATTTAATTTCACTAGAAGATGTAGACTATACTTTATCTACGATTCAAAGAAATACATCATTTGCAACTGCAATTTTATCAAATTCTACCTCTATTGGATCTGCAGCAAAAATAGAAGAAGGTGTTTACTTTATTAGAGGATTTTTTCTAACTGTACCTAAACAAACAATAATATTAGATCAATATGATAATAGTCCTTCATATCGTGTAGGACTATTCATTGATGAAGAAATTGCTGTATCTTCAAATACTTATAATGATTTATTTGATAATGCTCAAGGATTTTCAAATTACTCGGCACCGGGTGCAGACAGACTGAAAATATCTTTAAATCTAATCAAAAAACCACTTGATGATTTTAACGATGAAAATTTTGTTGAATTGATGAGATTGGATTCTGGTATATTGATTAAATTTGTAACAAATTCTGATTACAATCTAATAAGAAGTGAATTTGCTAGAAGAACTTACGATGAATCTGGAGACTATTATGTTAAACCATTTAATGTTTTCTTGAAGGATTCACTAAATGATAAAGTGGGAAATAGTGGAATATATTCAGAAAAACAAAAAACAAGTCAAGGTAATTCCCCATCTGATGATCTTGCTTGCTTATCAATAAGTCCCGGAAAAGCATATGTTAGGGGTTATGAGATAGAAACAATAAGCAATGTTACAGTTGATGTAGAAAAACCAAGAACAACTGAGAAGGCTTTTAATTCATCGATCCCATTTAATATTGGTAGAAAAATTATAGTCAATAACGTTTTTGGTTCAATTCCAGTTGGATTTGGATCAACTTCCCAAGTTTCTTTGTATAGTGATAGAACATCAAGTGTTGGTGTTTCTTCTGGATCTAAAATTGGAATAGCAAGAGTTTATGATTTTAAATTAAAAAATGCAGAATATTCCGACCCCTCCACCCAATTTGAACTTTTTCTTTATGACGTTCAAACTTATACAAAATTAACTTTAAATTCTTCTATATCCTTAAATACTCCAGCATTCATAGAAGGTAAAAGTAGTGGTGCTTCTGCATACTTAGTGAATAATGTCTCAAATTCTTCCGAATTAGTTCTATATCAAGTATCTGGTTCCTTTATTTCAAATGAACAACTCAAATCTAATGGAGATGATTTAGATAGAGTTATTGTCAATGTGAGTGATTATAATTTATCGGATGTGCATCAAATTACTGCTAATGAATCTGCAGGAATAGGAACATTCACTTCAGATCCGTTACTTTCCATTCAGACATTATTGGCACCACCAGGAACAGAGTTTACAATTAGTTCCAGTGGAACGGTAACCTCTGGTGAGTCTAACTTTTATGTAGGAATAAAAGTCGGTGATATTGTTTCATATACAAAGCAGGGTGATAATGTCCCAACATATAATAAAGTTTCTGCAATAAGTGCTTCAGGTAAGAACATAACAATCGTAGAAACAACGTCAGTTTCTGGAATTTGTAGTGGAACTTTACCTGCAACTGATATTATTGCAAGTGATTTTAAAAAAGTCTCATTGGAAGTTTTAAATAATCAAAATGCATTTTTATACTCTAAATTAAATAATTTAAATGTTTCCACTGTAGATTTAACAGGTTCCGAAGTCATTATAAGAAAATCATACCAAATTCCATCAAGTTCATTTTCTTCAGGGGCATATTCACAAATTTTAGAAACTGATCCAAATTTGACTTTATTGCCATTTGATGAAGAAGATTATAACTTAAGTTTTTCTGATGGGACAATTCCACCATTAGATGATCAAAAACTAACCGTAAGTGGTAGAACCATATCAATTCAAGGTATTTCTCCAAATTCAAATTCTTCCACTTTAACTGTAACATTTAAAAAAACTAATGTTTCTTCTAGAAAAAAATTATATAATAGATGCTCTTCAATAGTTGTAAATAAAACTTCATCGGGTATAAACACTTCTGTTAGTGGGTTAACAGAAAGTAGTGTTTATGGATTGAGAGTTGAAGATAAAGAAGTATCATTAAATGTTCCAGACGTGGAAAGTATTATTGGTGTATTCGAATCATCAACATCATCTGATCCAATTTTACCAAATATTACATTAACGAATCTAAATTCAAATATTTTAAATTTAATTAAGGGTGAAAGAATTTCTGGTAGTGAAAGTAATGCTGTAGCAATAGTGGTTTCAAGTAATTCATCTAATGTGGTAGAATTTGTCTATCTAAATGAAAACTCTTTTTATATCGGAGAAACTGTCACATTTGAGGAATCAAAAATATCAGGAAAAATAGATTCAATTGTAGTTGGGGATAGAAATATAAAAGATAATTATACCTTAGATGAGGGACAAAAACAAGAATATTTAGATTTTTCAAAAATAATTAGAAAAAATGAATTTTCTGCTCCCACTAAAAAACTTAAAATAATCTTTAATAATTACACAATAAATTCGACAGATGATGGTGATTTAGTTAGTATAGATGCATATGACAGGGATAGATATGGAAAAAATATTTCTTTTGTTGGATCTGACAGTCTAAGTGACATTATTGACTTAAGACCAAGAGTTGCTCCTTACTCTGGATCTTATTCTCCATTTGAATATCAATCAAGGAATTTTGAATTTATAAATTCATCAAAAAATATATTATCAAATAGTAAAGATATCAATTTATCCTATGAGTATTATCTGCCAAGAATTGATAAATTATATTTAAATAAAGATGGTATCTTTTTTATCAGTAAAGGAATTCCTTCAATAGAACCCAAAGAACCAAATTCTTTGGATTCTGCTTTAGAGGTTGCTACAATTAGACTGCCTGCATATTTGTATAATACTTCAGATGCAACTATTATCCTATCTTCACATAAAAGATACACTATGAGAGATGTCTCCAAATTGGAGGACAGAATAAAAAATATAGAGTACTATACTTCATTGTCATTACTTGAATCAGATACACAAAACCTCTCAATTCGTGATCCTCAAACAAAATTAGATAGATTTAAATGTGGTTTTTTTGTTGACAATTTCAGATCTTATAATGGTGGTCAAATAAGAAGCAGAGACTATAAAGCAAGTATTGATACAGAAAATGGAGTTTTAAGACCACCTCATTACACAACATCAATTGATTTACTTATAGGTTCTGAATCTGTAATTGGATTGGGAACAATAACAAATCCAAATGCGGATCTTCGTTTTGCGGATGATTTTGGATCCCCAAATATAAAAAAAGTTGGAAGTCAGATATTACTCAACTACACTGAAGTAGAATATGTAAAAAATATATTTGCAACAAGATCAGAGAACGTTAATCCATTTAATGTCATAAACTGGATTGGTTCTATTGAATTAAATCCACCATCTGATAGTTGGATAGAAACAAGAAGAACAGAAAAACTAATAGACATTGAGGGGAGTTACCAACAATCAATACAACAACTTGGAGTTGATACCAATACAGGTTTATCTCCAATCGATTGGAATGCCTGGGAAACAAATTGGACTGGACAAAATATATCCAATGGTCCAGAAATAGGAAGGATCCTTCAGGGGACAACTAATTTAGGAACCACTACTTTTGATCCAAACAGACGTGGAAGAAGACTAGTTACTGATACAACTACATTTAGAGATAACTTTTTATCATTTAGTAATCAGACCGTAACCAAAACTGGAACAAGAACAAGAGAAGGTATTCAATACAAAGTATCGGAAAGATTTGATTCAACTAATTTAGGAGATAGAGTAGTTTCTAGAGAAATTATTAAAAAAATGAGATCCAGAAACATTGAAATTATTGCAAGAAGATTAAAGCCTTCTTCTAGATTTTATTGTTTCTTTGATGATGTAGATTTAACTTCTTATATAATCCCCAAACTTTTAGAAGTTTCTATGAGTAGTGGTACTTTTTCTTCAGGAGAAACAGTAGTTGGAACTTTGGGCACAAGAAGTATAAAGTTTAGACTGTCTCAACAAAATCATAAATATGGACCATATGATTCTGCAACAGAAGTATATACAGAGAACCCATATCAACCAGAAAATACATTATCTAGTTCTTATTCATCAACAACAACTATTTTAAATGTTGACACTGCTAGCTTATCAATAAATTCTGAATCTAATTTTTATGGGTCAATAATTCAGGGAATGCAACTTGTTGGGCAAACTAGTAATGCAATTGCAACTGTTTCTGAAATTAGATTGGTGAGTGATTCTTCTGGAGTCTTCATTGGATCTGTATTAATCCCCGATTCTACTATTCCATCAACACCTTCATTTGAAACTGGAACAAAGACTCTTGTTTTAACAACCAGTCCTACAAATTCTACAGTTGTGACTTCAAATGAAAGCACTGCAGAAACTAATTTTTACTCAGAAGGTGCTTTAGATAATGTTGAAAATACAACCCTTAGAATACGAAATGCAAATATAGAAAGATTACCAATAACAGAAACAATATCAGCATCAGAAACTGAAACCAGATTGGTGGCAAATAATACTTCTGCAACTAGAACAACAACAAGTCAAAGATGGGTTGATCCTCTGGCACAATCATTTGAAGTTGCAGATAGAAATGGGGTATTTATAACAAAATGTGATATTTATTTTAAAACAAAAGACACTAAAGGAATTCCTGTAACTCTTCAAATTAGAACTATGAGGGATGGAACTCCAACCCAAGAAATTCTTCCTTTTGGTGAAGTCGTATTAGATGCAAAAGATGTAAATATCTCAGAGGATGGAACTATCCCCACTACATTCACATTTCCATCTCCGATATATCTAGAATCAGTGGGAAGTGGGTATGCAATTGCATTAGTTTCATCTTCAAATGAGTATAATGTTTGGATTTCTAGAATGGGTGAAGCAGATGTTTCTACAATCGATAGACCTGAATCTGAAAAGATAATTATTTCACAACAACCAACCCTTGGATCTTTATTTAAATCACAAAATGGTTCAACTTGGGAACCAAGTCAATTAGAAGACTTGAAATTCACCTTATATAGAGCAGATTTTGTAACTTCACCTGCATCAATTGCATTTTACAATCCAGAGCTAGCAGTTGGAAATAACCAAATAGTTTCATTAAGACCAAATCCAATTAATACAAATTCAAACTCTGCATTAGTTGGAATTGGAACAAGTTTATCTTCTGTTCAACAAAATTCTTTAGTTGTTGGAAACACAATAACTCAAACTTCAAATGCTAATTTTACTGGAAAGTTAAAATCACTTGTTGGTGCTATTGGAATCAATTCAACACTAACTTTAACAAATTCTGGAATAGGGTTCACATCTGGACCAAAAGTATATTCTAATATAAATTTAAAAACACTTACTGGATTTGGAAATAATGCAAAAGTAAGTCTTTCAGTATCTGGTGGAGTTGCAGTTGCAGCAACAATTACTGATGGTGGTTTTGGATATAAAATTGGAGATACTCTAACTGTGAATTCTTCCGATACGGATGGATTTGGAAAGAATTTAATTTTGACAATTCCGAATAATTCAGGAATCATTTCTTCATTCAACTCAATAGTTGTTGATAACATTCAAGGAAGATTGGACACTTCTGGTTCCTACACTTTAATAAATAATGGTTCTGAAATTACAAATGCAACAGTAATTAGTTCTTTGGAGTTGACAAATGGATTATACTTTAAAGTAAATCATAATAATCACGGAATGTATGCAGCAAATAATCAAGTAATTTTGAGTGGAATTGAATCTGATTATTCACCAGAAACTTTAGTTAGTGACTATTCTGCTACATCTACTGACAATATTACAGTTTCCTCTGGTTCTTTATTTGCAACTTTTGAAAATGTTGCAGTTTCGGAAACCAATCCAGGATATGTTTTAATTGATCAAGAAATTATTAAATATACTGGAGTTTCTGGAAATTCATTAACTGGAATAACAGGAAACAGAGGAATAGATGGAACAATACCCACTTTACATAAGGCAAAAACTTTAGTATTTAAATATGAAATGAATGGCATTTCATTGAGAAGAATTAATAAAACTCATACGTTCACTGATGTTGATATAATCAATTATCCAATTGAAATGGATTCTTATTATTTAAAAGTTGATACATCATCTAATACTGGAACAGATAGAACTGTTGGAAATGCTGTTGGTCCTGAACTATTTTTCAATCAACCAAAATCTTGCGGTTCTTACTTAACAAATACACCACAACTTAATTCATTGACTGGACCAAAGGCAACTCAAAATATAGTGTTCAATAGCATTAGACCAAATATAATTACAATGTTACCAGACAGAACTTCAATAGATGCAAAAATACGTACAATATCTGCAACTAGTGTAGATGGCAATGAAATATCATTTATTGACAATGGATTTGATTATATATCATTAAACTCAAATAATGAATTTGGGTCCTCAAGAATGATTTGTTCCAAAGTCAATGAAGATTTCCATTTAAGTTCACTGCCCGGAAATAAATCATTAACAATTGAGATGTCTTTAGAAACAACGGACTCTAAAGTTTCTCCTGTAATTGATTTTGATCGTGTAAGTTTAATTACAACTATGAATAGAATTGATTCCCCAGTTAAAAATTATTTAACTGACCCAAGAGTCAATCAACTAACTGGTGATCCAAATTCTGCAATTTACTTATCAAAAATAGTAAAACTAGAAAAATCATCAGATAATCTAAAGGTTTTATTTGATGCTTACAGACATCGATCTAATGATATTAAAGTTCTCTATCGTCTATTAAGAAATGATACTCCAGATGAGCAACAAGTTTGGGAGTTTTTCCCAGGTTATGATAACTTGGATCAAAATGGTAACGTTATAGATCCATCTAAAAATAATGGAAATTCAGATAGATTTGTACAATCATCTAATACTACAGATGATTACGGAAATTATGAGTTTACTGCAAAGAATTTACCTTTATTCAATGGATTCCAAGTTAAAATCATTATGACAGGAACAAATCAATCGAAAGTTCCTTACATCAAAGATCTTCGTATTATTGCAACAATATGATACCAGTAGTAGGACATAAAGGACTTTACAGAGACGAAAATACTAATGCAATTGTGAATTGTAATGACCATCAATATCAAGAGTATATAAAGTTAAAAACTGAATCTTTGAGTGAAAAACAAGAAATTGAAAATTTAAAAAATGAACTATCTGAAATTAAAAATTTATTGAAAAAGATAACGGAAAATCATCCATAAATACTATAAAATAAAAAAATTATTATAATGTCAATATACGTAGTCAATATAGTAATTCCATCTGGGTCTGATTTTAGTCAGTTATTTACTCTCGAAGATGGTGAGTCAAATTCTGCTTTTAATTTGACTAACTATAGTGCCTACTCAATGCTGAAAAAAAGTCCTTTATCACTAAACACATCAGCAAATTTTAGCACATCCGTAATTTCTCCCCCATCTCAAGGAAAAATTGTAATTTCTTTAGCATCGTCCATAACTTCTACATTAAAACCAGGAAGATATTCTTATGATATTTTGATAAAAAATGATTCCACCGGAGTGAAAACAAGAGTAGTGGAGGGAAGTGCTTTAGTTACACCTGGAATTACTACAACGGCATAAAAAAATGGCTCAACCATCAACAAGACAAGGTTTAATTGATTATTGTTTACGAAAACTTGGATATCCAGTTTTAGAAATAAATGTAGACGACGACCAAATTGATGACTTGGTTGATGATGCCATACAATATTTCAATGAAAGGCATTTTGACGGGATGGAAAGAGTTTATCTAAAGCATAAATTAACTCCAGAGGAAAAAAGTACAATAAGAACAGGTGTTACTACGACTAGTGCAACTACAAATGTTGGAATAACTTCAATATCATATGAGGAATCAAATAATTTTATACAACTCCCAGATAGTGTAATTGGTGTTTTTAATGTTTTTAAATCTGATGCAAATACAATATCAAGTGGACTATTTAATATAAAATATCAATTATTCTTAAATGATTTATATTATTATGGAGCATTAGATTTATTAAATTATGCAATGGTTAAAACTCACCTTGAAGATATTAGTAGAATTATCACTCCCGACGTTCAGCTAAGATTCAACAAAAAACAACATAGATTATATTTGGATATTGATTGGGCTATGGTCAATAGTAATAGTTATATTATTATTGATTGTTTTAGATTTGTAGATCCTTCAGATTTTCCAAAGGTATATAATGATTGGTGGTTAAAAAAATATCTAACTTCATTAATTAAAAAGCAATGGGGACAAAACCTAATTAAGTTTAATGGAGTTCAACTTCCTGGGGGAATTTCATTAAATGGAAGACAAATATATGATGATGCTATAGCAGAACTAGAAAAACTTGAAGAACAATTACATAATGAATATGAATTACCACCTATGGATATGATCGGATAATGGCACCATTAAATCCCTATTTTTTAAATGGTTCAACAAGTGAACAAAGACTTGTTCAGGATTTAATTAATGAACAATTGAGGATGTATGGGCAAGACATAGTTTATATGCCCAGAAAATTTATCAATGAAAAAAATATTATTAAAGAAGTAGTAGTTTCTAGATTTGATGATGGTTTTAGATTGGAAGCATATGTAATGAACTTTGACGGATTTGGTGGGCAAGGTGATATTTTAAGTAAGTTTGGAGTAAAAACAACTGATGAATTAAATTTAATTATATCAAAAGAAAGATATGAAGATTTTATTTCCCCATTTTTAGTTTCGGACCAACAAATAAAAGTTTCAACAAGACCACAAGAGGGTGACCTTATATATTTCCCCCTGGATAATTCACTATTTGAAATCAAATATGTAGAGGGCAAACAACCATTTTATCAATTAAATAATCTTTATGTTTATCAATTAAAATGTGAAATATTTGAATATGAAGATGAAAATATTTCTACATCTATTAGTGAAGTTGATGAATCTGTTAAAGATTTTGGATATATTCAAACAATTACAATGGTGTCATCTGGATCTACATCAGCAACAGCAAATATTTCATATTTACCTTCAGAAAAATCGGTTCAATATATTGATCTCATAAATGATGGAACTGGATATTTGACAACTCCCACAATTAAAATTGAAAAAGCACCTGCTGGGGGAATAGATGCAACAGCAGTTGCAATTATGACATATAGACCACCAAGAAAGGGTAGTTCTATTGATAAAATTGTACTTATAAATCCTGGTGCGGGATACACAACAGTACCAAAAGTTGAAATAGTAAGCGATACTGGAACCGGTGGAATTGCAACAGCAGTTATTGCTACTGGTTCTCTTGGTCAAATATCATTGCTAACTAATGGTTCTGGATACTCTTCTGCTCCAAACGTTTCAATCTCTTCTGCCCCTGCGGGTGGTGTAAATGCAACTGCACAAGCATTTATAAACTCATCAGGTATAGTGACTGCAATTAGATTTACCAACTCTGGTGCTGGGTATATATCTATCCCAAGCATCACTTTGAGTTCTCCTGTCGGAACATCAACCGGTAATTTTATCTTCAATGAAGCAGTTCGAGGTGTTTCTACTGGAACAACAGCATATGTTAAAAATTGGGATGCAGATACAAAAGTCCTTAAAGTTTCTATTGCAAATGGAAACTTTGCCCTTGGTGAACTTATAGTTGGTTCAAAGGCAACTCATAAAGTATTTTCAATAGAAACTGACGATTTGTATGACCCTTATGCAGAAAATATTGAAATAGAAGACGAATCTGACTCAATATTAGATTTTACTCAAAGAAATCCTTTTGGTGATTACTAGTTATTAATTACTAAATAATTATAAAGTGTTTGATTATGTTAGGAACATATAGTTATCACGAAATTATAAGAAAAACAGTAATATCTTTTGGTACGCTTTTTAATAATATTTTAATTAAGCACGAAGAACAAGATGGAACTGATTATAGTTTAATAAAAGTTCCAATTGCATATGGTCCTGTACAAAAATTTTTAGCAAGACTAGAACAAAAACCAGACTTAAGAAAAAGAGTTGCTATGACTCTTCCTCGTATGTCTTTTGAATTGTCAAGTATTAATTATGATGCAAGTAGAAAGGTTTCTACGGTACAAACATTTAAAGCATTAAATTCTGATAATCAGAATAAAGCAGTCAAAGTTTATATGCCAGTCCCATATAATTTGGGAATAAAGTTAAGTATAATGGCCAAATATAATGATGATATGTTACAAATTTTGGAGCAAATTTTGCCATTTTTTCAACCTTCATTCACGTTGACTATTGATTTAGTGTCATCCATTGGAGGAAAAAAAGATATTCCAATGATACTTGAAAATATTCAAATGGAAGATAATTATGAAAGTGATTTTACAACCAGAAGAGTTTTAATTTATACTTTAAATTTTGTTGCAAAAACTTACATATTTGGTCCAATTGCTGACAATACAGAAGGACTAATCAAAAAAGTTCAAGTTGATTATTATACAGATACGAATACAAAAAATTCATCAAGACAATTACGATATACGGCAACTCCAAGAGCAATTAAGGATTATAATAATGATAATACAACCGTATTATCGGAGGAAATTAATGAATATGTTACTGAAATTGAAGTTTCCAATGCATCTTTATTGAGTACCAACACTTACATTATGATTGAAAATGAGGAAATGTTTATTAAGAGTATTGATGGAAATACATTAAAGGTATTGAGGGGACAAGATAACACTATTGCAACTCCACATTCAATAAATTCATCAGTTGATGTCATAAATGAAACTGATGATAATTTAATTGAACCAGATGATGATTTTGGATTTAGTGAATCTCGTTTTGATTTTGGTGATGGGAAAATTTACAGTACCACAAAGGGAGTGGATGTATCACTATGAAAAACAACTTTGATAAAATAAATGAATCTTTAGATATAGAACCAATATCAGTTTCAAACGATATTGTTATTGGTGAATTAAAAAGTACTCAAAAAATAAATAAAAAATCCCCGATAGATTGTTACGACGAAGATTATCAATACACTAGGGGAAATCTATATTCATTAATCCAAAAAGCACAGCAAGCAGTAGATGAAGTTTTGGAAGTTGCACAGCAAAGTGATAGTCCAAGAGCATATGAAGTTGTTTTTCAGGGAATAAAACATGCAGCAGATGTGACTGATAAGTTAATTGATTTGCAACAAAAAATGAAAAAATTAAATGAAACTGATGTAAAATCACCAAGCACAGTTAATAATACGTTATTCGTTGGTTCTACAGCAGAATTGCAGAAATTACTTAAGCAAGAATTTACAGACAATAAATAATTCAAAAACAAATGAAAACTTTTTCACAATTCATAGAAGAGTCTATTGACCCAAAGGGACCTATAAAGAAGTATATGCCCCCAGAAGAAATTGCGAAAAAACATAAAATTTCATTAAAAACTTTAAATTCTCAATTGGAGATGGGAATTAAGGTCGAAAGTGAACATACTGGAAGTAAAAAAATGGCAAGAATGATTGCTTTACAGCATTTAGAAGAATTTCCCGATTACTACTCCAGATTAAAAAAAGCAGAAAAAATTAAAGAAGCAACTGATGGAATTAAAGCAAAGGATTATAAGGGTAGGTTAGATAGATGGTTCGATGATGGTGGTTGGGTTCAAGCAGGTGGAAAGTATGATGGAAAACCATGTGCAAGACAACCAGGACAAACAACAAAACCATATTGTAGAGACCCCGATGATCGTGCTGCGATGAGTAAAGAAGAAAGAAATAAAAGAGCTACTAAAAAACGTAGAGAAGACCCAAATCCAAACGAATCGGGTAAAGCAAAAATGGTAACTCAAGAATCTGTGGGAGAAAAGGACGCTTGTTATAAAAAAGTCAAAAGTAGATATAAAAAATGGCCAAGTGCCTATGCTTCTGGAGCACTTGTAAAATGTCGTAAAGTTGGTGCAAAAAATTGGGGAAATAAAACTGAAGAGACAAATTACAATTCTCTTCCTGATTGGGAAGGTCGTATTTACGAAGACGAACAACGTTATTGCCCAAAATGCCAAAAAATGGAACGTGCAACAGAGTGTAAATATGGTCCAAAGTTTTGGTCATTATATTCTTCTGCTGTTGAACCATCAGAACAGACCAAAAACAGCATTTCTAAAATTGATGTATTAAAAAATATTGAAGAAAAATATACTAGAATACAATCAAGGGGATCTACTTATACTATAATGTTTAACTGGAGAGGTAAGTATTTAACGGCACAAATGTTTTTTCCTCAATTCACAAGACCATCAAAACCTCAAGTAACTTTTGAACTGAGGAAAATATATCCAGATGCAATTGTTTTAACTTTCAATCCTTCAATCAAAGATCCAACAAAACCTTTATTATTCACAGGAGAGATAGATGGACCCAGATAAAATAATCTTAGATTGCTTAACTAAAAATTTCGAATACGAAAGAATCTCAAGAGAAGTTGATTCGTGTGAGAATATAGAACAAGTAAAAAATATAGCAAAGTCTTTTATTAAGTTATATTTACAACAACAAGAAGTTATATCAAAAATTGGATTAATTGATGGAAAAACATTATAAGGGAAATCCCAATCTTAAAGCAGAAAATGTATCAATAGATTGGACGAAGGAAAGACTTGACGAATATCTTAGATGCAAAAATGATCCTATTTATTTTGCAAAAAATTATGTAAAGATCGTTTCTCTTGATCATGGATTAATTCCATTTAAGATGTATGATTTTCAAGAGACTTTAATTACAAATTTTCATCAAAATAGATTTAATATTGCAAAACTCCCCAGACAGACGGGGAAAATGCTATCTTTGGATACAAAAATTCCAACTCCAACGGGTTGGACTACAATGGGGGATTTAAAAATTGGAGATATTATTTTCGGAAGAGATGGAAAACAATCTAAAGTTATTGGGAAATCCCCAATCCAAGAGATAGACACATATGAGATTGAATTTGATAATGGAGAAATAATTAAAGCTTGCAGTGAACACTTATGGAAAGTTTCACATTCAGACTGGAATCACAAAGAAAAAGTATTAAAAACATTTGATATAATCAAAAAATTTACTTCTCTAAAAAATTCAAAAAAATCATCTTCAATTTATATCAAAATAGCAAATTCCTTAAATTTGCCCGAAACATTTTTACCGATAGATCCATATACTCTTGGAGTTTGGTTGGGGGATGGTAGTAGAAGCAATGGGGCAATTACTGGGTTATATGAAGATATTGAATTCATATCAAATAATATTCCCTTAGAAATAACTACAAAAACAAAAGATAAAGGGAATGTTTGGAGGTATTATTTTAATGAGTTGAGAAAGGAAACCCACAATCTGGGAATGGATCAAGAGAAATATATACCAAAAGAATATTTGAGGTCTTCAACTAAACAAAGACTTCAACTTCTTCGTGGATTGATGGATACTGATGGTTCAGTAGCACCAAATGGTTCTTGCGAATTTTACCAAAAAGATGGAAAATTGCTATACCAAGTAAGAGAACTCATTTCTTCTTTGGGGATTAAAAGCAGATTGAGGTTTAAGAAAGTTCCAGGTTATTCTGGTACATATGGAACTATTAGTTTTTCAACCACAAAATATGAAGTATTTACTTTACCTAGAAAGTTAGATAGGCAAAGGAATACTTTAGGACATCCAAAGAATGAACGACTTTATATTAAAGATATTCGTAAAGTTCAAACAGAACCTATGCAGTGCATTTCTGTTGATAACCCAGAACATTTATTTTTATGTGGAGATACATTTATACCAACTCACAATTCTACAACAGTAGTATCATATTTGCTTCATTATGCACTTTTCAATGATAATATAAGAATTGCGATTCTTGCAAACAAAGCAGAAACTGCAAGAGAACTACTTCAAAGATTGCAACTATCTTATGAAAATTTACCCGATTGGATGCAGCAAGGAGTTGGATCTTGGAATAAAGGATCTTTAGAATTAGAAAATGGTTCCAAAATTGTTGCAGCATCTACATCTTCGTCTGCTGTTCGGGGAAACTCTTTTAATATCATCTTTTTGGACGAATTTGCGTTTATTCCAAACCATATTGCGGAACAATTTTTCTCTTCTGTGTATCCCACGATTTCTTCAGGAAACACAACAAAGGTAATTATCATCTCAACTCCAAACGGGATGAATATGTTCTACAAACTTTGGCACGATGCTGAAAGAGGAAAAAATGGTTATGTTCCTTTGGAGGTGCATTGGTCCCAAGTTCCCGGAAGAGATGCAGAGTGGAAAAGACAAACAATTGCTAATACCAGTGAGAGACAATTTACTCAAGAATTTGAATGTGAGTTTTTGGGTTCTGTTGATACATTGATAACGGCATCAAAACTAAGGACGATGGCATATGATGACCCATTGACTAGAAGTAAAGGTTTAGATGTGTATGAAGAACCTCAGGAGAAAAATACATATTTAATGACTGTGGATGTATCTCGTGGAATGAGTAATGACTATTCTGCATTTATTGTATTTGATATAAGTCAGTTTCCATATAAAGTTGTTGCAAAATATCGCAACAATGAAATAAAACCTATGCTTTTTCCAAATATCATTCACGAAGTCGCAAAGGCATATAATAAAGCATTTGTTCTCACTGAAGTCAACGATATTGGGGAGCAAGTATCAAGCATTTTGCATTTTGATTTGGAATACGATAATATTTTAATGTGCTCTATGAGGGGAAGAGCAGGACAATTAGTTGGTCAAGGATTTTCCGGTAAAAAGACCCAACTTGGCATTAAAATGTCTAAAACAGTTAAGAAAGTGGGATGTTCAAATTTAAAAACAATTATTGAAGACGATAAACTAATAATTAAAGATTATGACATTATTAGTGAGTTAACAACATTTATTCAAAAAAATCAATCATTTGAAGCAGAAGAAGGATGCAATGATGACCTTGCAATGTGTCTAGTAATTTTTTCTTGGTTAGTTGTCCAGGATTATTTCAAGGAAATGACAGATAATGATGTGAGAAAAAGAATTTATGAAGAACAAAAAGATCAAATTGAACAAGATATGGCACCCTTTGGATTTATCAATGACGGAACAGACGAATCTAGTTTTGTTGACCAAGATGGTGATAGATGGTATCTGGATGAATATGGGGATAGATCATTTATGTGGGAATACAGATAAATGGATATAAGTGATCAATTTGAATTAGAACACTTATTTTTAACAGAAAGAAAATGTAGAGTTTGCAAAGAAAAAAAAGATTTAATTGATGGTTTTTACTTAACTCGTAAAGGAAGAGGTGATATATTGTCATCATATTCTTATGAATGTAAAATGTGTACAATTAAAAGAATCACAGAAAATAGAAAAAAAATTACAAATTCTTATTTCTGGGAATATCCCGATTGGTAATTGTTCACTGGTTGTTTCCCCATCTTAAGGTGTTTAATTTATAAATACTTCTAGGCAAAATGAACTTCTTAAAGAGGGGAAAAAAATGGCGTTAAATTTAGTATCACCTGGCGTCAATATTAGAGAAGTTGACTTAACTATTGGTGGAGTTACCGCTGGATCAAATCAGGTAGGTGCTATCGCTGGTCCTTTTCAGAAAGGTCCTGTTAATGAACCTATTTTAATTGAAACTGAAAATGATTTACTAAATGTTTTTGGTAAACCAATTTCTTCAGAAAGCCAATACGAATATTGGTTGAGTGCATCATCTTTTCTTTCTTATGGTGGAATCTTAAGAGTTGTAAGATGTGATGGAGATAACCTAAAAACAGCAAATGCTGGAGTTGCAGGGACAGCAAATTTAAAAATTGAATCCGTAGAAGATTATGATAACAACCATACTTCAGATACTGATTGGTATTGGGCATCAAGAAATCCAGGTTCTTGGGCAAATAAATTAAAAGTCTGCGTAATTGATGGTCTCGCAGATCAAAGAATTGCAATTAGTACTTCTGGTCTTGAAGTTGGATATGGTGTTAGTACATCATACATCAGATCATTTGCTGGTATTGGAACTACTTCCTCAGAAACAGGAGTTTTAAAAGGAATTATTACTCAAGTCAATAGTAGTTCAATAGATGTAAAAATTCTCAGTAAAAATGTTGCTGGTGTTGATAGTGAAGTTTCATACCAACAAGGTGGTATATATGAATTTAAAGCAGCAGATTCTGTAGGAATTAATAGTGGAGGAACACTTGTTAGAGTAGAATCTTCATCAGTCAGCAATATCTCTGTTGTTGTTTCGACTGGTTCTTCCGTCGTTCTTCCTGGTCCTTCTGTCACTGGGGCAACACCATTTGCAAGTGCTGGATATACTGTTGGTCAATTTGTAAAATCCATTTCAGGAAGTCTAGTACCAGGAAATACGATTGTTGGTTTTGGTACAACAAACGTTAATGGATCTACACAAGATACTTTACTCTTGTCTGATGGTGGAACAATAACTGGTGGAACTTCTACTATTGGTGTCTTTAATGCCACCACTTCAATATCTGCACCTTTAGATTGGTATGATCAGCAAACTCTTGGGTTAGAAAATTCAACTGTTTATTGGAAAAATATTGCACCAAAACCTGGAACATCTCAATATGCTTCAGAAAGAAGTTCAAAGAATGATGAAATTAATATCGTTGTTGTGGATGACACTGGAGCAGTTACTGGTGTAGTTGGAAATATCTTAGAGAAATATCAAAGAGTTTCTAAAGCATCTGATGGTAGAATTTCACCAAATCAAGCAATTTACTATAAAGATATAATCAGAAGACAATCACAATATGTTTTTGTTGGTTTTGCTGAAACTGGAACAAAAACTAAGTTTTCTACTCTATCTGGATATGGTGATGCACCTAATACTACTTGGGGACTAGAAACACAAGGAAATACATTTAATTGTGTTGGTGCAAAAACTTATACTTTGTCTGGTGGTGCAGACTATTCTGGCACATCCAATGTTGGTGGATATTCAGTAGAGTTATCTGATGTAATTTCTTCGTACAGAAAATTCACAAATCCAGCAGAATATTCTATTGATTATTTGATCAGTGGTCCCTCAGGTGGAACTACAGTTAATGAATCTCAAGCAAAAGCAAATGAGTTAATTGCGATTGCAGATTTGCGTAAAGATTGCATTGCAGTTATTTCTCCACACAGATCTGGTGTAGTTAATGTATCAAACTCAGAGACTCAAACTAATAATATAATTGAATTTTTTGATCCATTAACATCATCATCTTATGCTGTATTTGATAGTGGATACAAATATACTTACGATAGGTTTAATTCTACATTTAGATATATTCCTTGCAATGCCGATGTTGCTGGAGCAATGGCAAGAACTGCTAATAATTCTTTCCCTTGGTACTCTCCAGCAGGTGCCAATAGAGGAGCAATTAATAACGCAACTAAACTTGCATATAATCCATCACAAGCACAAAGAGATAGATTATATACGAGAAGAATTAATCCAATTATATTCTCCCAAGGTTCTGGAATTATTCTTTTTGGTGACAAAACTGCATTATCTTATACCTCAGCATTTGATAGAATTAACGTTCGTCGTTTGTTCTTGACTATTGAAAAAGCAATTGAAAGAGCAGCAAGAGCACAACTCTTTGAGTTTAATGATTTGATTACCAGATCAAACTTTATTAATATTGTTGAACCATATCTTCGTGACGTAAAAGCAAAAAGAGGTATTACTGATTTTGTTGTAATTTGTGATGAGACTAATAATACTCCAGATGTTATTGACTCCAATCAATTTAAAGCTGACATTTACGTCAAACCAGCAAGAAGTATTAACTTCATTGGATTGACCTTCGTTGCTACTCGTACTGGAGTCAGTTTTGAAGAAGTTATCGGTACTGTTTAATTAAACGAGGTAAAATCAAATGTCCACAAATACAAATAGAGCAACTGGTGGTAAAATTTCTCCATCATCAAGAACTTTAAACGATTTCAAGAGTAGATTAACTGGTGGTGGTGCAAGACCCAATCTGTTTGAATGTGAGATTAATTTCCCATCAGCAGCATCAGGAGAAGATACCGGATTACCCGAATATACTAGATTTCTTGTAAAGGCAGCAAATTTGCCAGCATCTACATTAAGTGTAATTGACATCCCATTTAGAGGAAGAAATCTCAAAATCGCAGGTGACAGAACGTTTGATCCTTGGTCAATTACAGTAATTAATGATACTGATTTTAGAATTAGAAATGCGTTTGAAAAATGGATGAATTACATCAACAAACACGAAGACAATTCCGGACAAACCGATCCAGTATCTTATCAACAAACTATGAAAGTCTATCAACTTGGTAGAGCAAAAGTTGGGGAAAATATGCAATCTGATTCGGAAATGCCAATTTTAAAAGCATATGAATTTTATGGAACTTTTCCCACATCAGTAAGTGCTATTGATTTGTCATATGATTCTACAGATACAATTGAGGAATTCACTGTGGATCTTCAGGTACAATGGTGGGATGCGTTGGACTCAACTGGAAATACTCTTCTTGGTTCTAATAGAACAGAAATTTTTGATACCAACTCAGTAAGTACTGGACAATTTTAATAGGTCTAAATAGAATATAAGACTTAATCATTACTATGGCAAAATTATTTGGATTTAAAATAAAAGATACGGGAGACAATAATTCCAAAGGGATTATGTCTCCCATTCCTCGTAATGATGAGGATAAATCTGATTTTTATATTTCTAGTGGTTTTTATGGTCAATACGTAGATATTGAAGGTGTCTATAAGACAGAAGCAGATTTAATCAGAAGATATCGTGAGATGTCTTTGCATCCAGAGTGCGATAGTGCGATTGAAGATATCGTAAATGAAGCAATAGTATCTGACCTAAATGATTCTCCGGTAGAAATAGAACTTTCAAATCTTCCAGCATCTGATAAACTAAAGGATATTATTAGGGAAGAATTTAAATACATTAAAGAGATTATGGACTTTGATAAAAAGTGCCACGAAATCTTTAGAAACTGGTATATTGATGGAAGAATTTATTATCATAAAGTAATTGATTTAAAAAAACCAAATGAGGGCATCAAAGAAATTAGGTACATTGATGCCCTTAAAATTAAATATGTAAGGAAATTAAAAAAGGGTAATAATGATGCATTTGGTGTTGATTATCGTCAATTTGTAAATGGAAAAAATAAAGTTGATTTTTCAAATCAAGAACTTGAAGAGTACTATATGTACGATCCAAATATCGGGTCGTCTCAAAATGCAACATACAAATCTTCGGATGTTAATAGTGTAAAAATTGCAAAGGATGCGATTGTTTACGTAACTTCTGGTTTAGTTGATCGCAATAAACAAACCGTACTTTCTTTTTTACATAAAGCAATTAAGTCACTCAATCAATTAAGAATGATTGAAGATAGTCTTGTAATTTATAGACTATCTCGTGCTCCAGAAAGAAGAATTTTTTATATTGATGTAGGAAATCTCCCTAAGATTAAAGCAGAACAGTATCTGCGTGATGTAATGAATCGTTATCGCAATAAACTTGTTTATGATGCCAATACTGGAGAAATCCGTGATGATCGTAAATATATGGCAATGCTTGAGGACTTTTGGCTTCCAAGAAGAGAAGGTGGTCGTGGTACAGAAATTACCACTCTTCCTGGTGGTCAAAATCTTGGAGAACTTGCCGACATTGAATATTTCCAGAAAAAACTTTATGATTCTTTAGGTGTTCCCCCAACTCGTCTTGATGCTGGTGGTGGATTTAATCTTGGACGTTCATCAGAAATTCTTAGAGATGAACTCAAATTTACAAGATTTGTTGGAAGATTGAGAAAAAGATTTTCCCAAATCTTTATTGATATGCTTAGAACTCAATTGATTCTTAAAAATATTGTCACCCCAGAGGATTGGAATAGATTGGGTGACCACATTCAATTTGATTATGTTTATGATAATCATTTTTCAGATTTAAAGAAAAATGAGTTAATGAATGATAAATTGGGTGTCGTTGCTGCAATGGAACCATATGTTGGTCGTTATTTTTCATCTCAGTATGTAAGATCAAAAATACTTGGGCAATCTGATAGTGAGATTATAGAAATAGATAAGCAAATTAAAAAGGAAATTAAAGAAGGAATCATTCCAGACCCCGCATTAGCAATGAATCCTATGATGGGTGTGCCGACAGATCAACAATCTCAAAATAATATGGGAAATATACCTCAAGAAGGAGGACTGACTGATGCTCAAACTGGAGTTGAATTGGGAAGTCAAGGAGAGATATAAATAAAAATAGTTAATTTTGCATAATTATGGAAGAATTAGTAGATATGATTGCTGGAGATTCAGCACCATCAGATATTTCAGATAAAATTAAACAAATATTATTCGCAAAATCAACAGAAAAAATTGATTTTGTTAGACCTGAAATTTCCGCATCAATGTTTGATCTAGAAGACGAATGATATGAAATCATTCAAGCAGTTCATCTCGGAATCAATTAATATTTCCGGAGATTTCAATGGAAATCTTTACATTAATGGTTCCGAGAATCAATCGGAACCAGTTGGTGAATCATTTGTTGCAGATGTAGTTTGGGAAGGAAAACTATATCGTCTTGAAATTGAAGGCAATGTGATGGATAAAAATGCACTTGCAGAACAACTCCAAGGAGAGTATCCGGGTGTAATCGTTCATAACATTTATCCTCAAACAACAAGTTCTTTAAAAATTAAAAATTCGCAAAGATACCAACCAGAAAGATTAATTTGGACTGATTAATAATGGCTCAGTGGAATAAGACTACACAAGATTATTTAAACCAAGAAAGAACTTTGCATGAGGTTTATCTTCGTGCTGATGAGTATGGAAATATTCTGAATGAAAGTGCTTGTGCTCAATCTGCGTTTGGAGAAAATCTAGCAATTCCTCTTTCACCAAAAATTCAAGGTGATGCGATTTATGGATTGGACCCAAGAAACTTTGAGACTTTTAAGTATTCTAATAGTGGAATTGCAACTCACGAAAATAATACTTTCAAGGTTGGTTGTGGGACAGATGCAAATTCTTATGGAGTTATAAGAAGCAACAACTTTCTTAGGTATCGTCCAGGTCAAGGTGTAGTTGGAAGATTTACTGCATCATTTTCTGATAACCCAGTAGGTTTTACTCAAAGAGCAGGATTTTTTAATCAAGAAAATGCTCTTCAAATTGGTTATGCCCATACAAATGGACAGTTTGGCATCCTTCGTGCGAATGGTGGTAAGACGCACATTCACCAATTTACATTTTCTGCTCTTGCTGATGGTAATGTAACTGTTACCGTAAATGGAACTGCATTTACTGCGGTAACTCTAAACACTGGAAATCTTGCAGGAAATATTGCACAACTCGTTCAAGGATTAAGAGCACAAGCACTCTTTAATGCTTTATTCTTAGCAGAATACGACCAAACAAAAATTACTTTTCTCGCAACATCATTAGGAGCACAAACAGGAACTAATAATATAACAAGCACCACAACAGTTACTTTTACTCACGCAGATTTGCAAATTGGTGCGGCACAAACAGAAAACTGGACCTTCCAAGAAGATTTTAATTTAGACAAACTTGATGGAACTGGATACTCTGGTGTTACTCTGGACCCATCAAAACTGAATGTTTTTCAAATTAACTTCCGTTGGTTGGGTGCTGGTGAAATTAGATATGCAATAGAAAATCCCCTCAATGGGGATATGTTCTTCTTCCATCACGAACACTATTCCAATAGATACACAACTCCACACTTAGACAATCCATCCCTCAAACTTGGATATGTTGCAGCAAATCTTGGTTCTCCTACAAGTGGTGTTGTAACTTGTAGAGGCGCATCATTTATGGGTGCTGTTGAAGGTGATATTTCTCAGACCAGATTACCTTATTCTGCAACAGGTCAAAGAACTGATTCAATGAACTCTCCAAATTCTTTGTATCACATTTTATCAGTTAAAAATAAATTAGTTCTTCAAGGAAAAGTAAATACAAGAGATTTAATTCCAAAGAAGATTACTGCTTCTGTGAATACTGTTGGAGACCCAGCAATCTTATATGTTTATGTAAATCCAAATCTTACAAATGCTTTGAGGTGGATTAGTACAAATGATTATAATGCATCTCTTTATGCAACTCAAAGTACTGCAGGATTATTCACTATGAGTGCATCTCAAACATATCAACCAGTAGCAGCATTCCATATTTCAAATGGAGATACTTTGAATGTCGACTTGACGAATTTGGGTATTGATATTCCACCCAATAGTTTCATCAGTCTTTTTATGACTTCTACAAGTAATATGACTTCTGCTAAGGCATCATTGATTTATGTAGAAGACTAATAATAATAAATAACTAATAAAGTCTTTATTATAAAAATGCAAAGGACAAAATTAATAGAATCTGAAGTTGGATTGGGAACAGATTTAGATAATGGTTCTACAGTTTCAAATGCAACTGTACTTAGAGTTTATAATGGTTCTGGTAATGTAGCTACTGTAAGTATTGCAAAAAGCACTCCGGATGGATACACAGGAATTTCCACAGTATCTCTTCCAATTGCACAAGTTGAATTTTTTGAAAAAATGGGTGCAGATCTTATATGGGCATCGGCATCAACAGTAAAAGCAGCAAAAGTAGGATTTACCAACTAAGAACAATGAAACTAATCACAGAAGAAATCGAAAAGGTAAAGGTCATTACTGAAGAAAAAAATGGAGTAAAATCTCTTTTTATTGAGGGTGTTTTCCTTCAAGCAGACCAACCAAATAGAAATAAAAGACTTTATGAAATGAAAACTCTCGAAAGAGAAGTTAAAAGATATAATGAAAATTTTATTCAAAAGGGTCGTGCTCTTGGTGAACTTGGTCACCCAGATGGACCAACTTTAAACCTTGATAGAGTTTCTCATAAAATTGTTTGTCTTGAAAGAGATGGAAGCAATTTCATCGGAAAAGCAAAAATTCTTGATACCCCAATGGGAAAAATTGCTTCTTCACTTTTAGGTGAGGGTGTAATGCTTGGAGTTTCTTCTCGTGGTGTTGGTTCATTAATTCCAACAAATGAAGGTTATTCTTTAGTTGGTGAAGACTTTATGCTTGCAACTGCAGCAGATATTGTTGCTGATCCTTCTGCACCTGATGCATTTGTGAATGGAATTATGGAAGGAAAAGAGTGGGTTTATGATTCAAATAAAAAATCTTGGGTTTCAGAATCAATTAAAAACATCATCGAAAAAGATGTAAGACAAAGAAAATTAACTGAACAAAGAAAATTACAGCACTTTGAAAAGTTCTTAGGTATGCTTTAATTTTGTATATTAAAATTCTAAATTATAAATAAATATAGATTTAAGATATTAGTTAAATCGGAGAGTTCAAATGTCCCGTGGTAAAAACTTACAAGAAATGGAATCAGACACAAAACAATCTAGAACTGCTGTAAATGCTGGTGCAAAACCAGCAGAACCAATGCCAAAATTGACCACGGGAATTCCTGATGGTCAAACTGGTAGTTGGGAAGATCTCGGTGGACCTACACCAGAAAACTATCGTTCAGATGACGATTCTTCAAAACTAAAAGACCCATCTACAACTCTTAAGCAAGTAAAAGATGTCGTAACCAAAGGTGCGAAAGCAGCTGAGGCTATGAAAAAGATGGCTTCACCAGTTAAAGAATCCTCAGAAGAGGATGAAGACGAAGAATTAGTTGAAGGTGAATATGAAGAAGATGATGAAGTAGTTACAGAAGCTAAGCATAAGTCTGAAGAAGACGAAGAAGACGAAGAGGATGAAGATGATGAAGAGGATGAAGAGGATGAGGACGAAAAAGCAAAAGCAATGAAAGAAGCTTTTGCAGAAATTGAAGAAGAAATTCAAGAAGATGTTTCTGCACTTCTTTCTGGTGAAGATCTCTCCGAAGAATTTAGAGATAAAGCAAAATTAGTTTTTGAATCTGCTTTAAATGCTAGAACACAGCAAATTGAAGAAGCAATTCAATATCATTATGAGCAAAGACTTGTAGAAGAAGTCGAATTTATTAAAGAAGAATTAACTGAAAGACTCGATTCCTACCTTGAGTATGTTGCCGATGAGTGGGTTCAGGAAAATGCTCTTGCAATTGATCAAGGCATTAAGTCTGAAATGACCGAATCATTCCTCCAAGGAATGAAGAGTCTTTTTGAAGAACATTATGTAACAATTCCTGAAGAAAAATATGATGTTATTGAGAGTATGGTAGATAAACTTGATGAAATGGAGACAAAACTCAACGAGCAAATCGAAAGAAACGTTGCTCTAAATAAGAGATTAGCAGAATCAGTTACTGATGTAATCTTTGCCGAAGTTACTGAGGGTCTTGCTCTTTCGCAGAAAGACAAACTTGCTTCTCTTGCCGAAAATGTTGAGTTTGATAGTGAAGAAGACTATCGTGAGAAACTAGTGACTTTGAGGGAATCATATTTCCCAAGATATACTAGTGCTCAACTAGACAACTCAGATTATATCTCAGAGGGTATGGAGTACCATCAAGAAGTTTCTGGGTCAATGGCTCACTATCTTGATGCACTCGGAAGAGTTTCTAAGAAGTGATTTTTAAATTATAACCAATCAAACTAAAACTTTTTAAAGAGGTAAAAAAAATGCAAATGTTCAATGCAGAGCATCTGCAGGAGAAGTGGTCACCACTCCTTGATTATCAGGGTTTAGACCCAATCAAAGATTCACATCGCAGAATGGTAACTGCAGTTCTCCTGGAGAATCAAGAAAAATTCCTTCGTGAAGAAAGATCATTTCTTTACGAAACCGGTGCCCCAACCAGCACAACTGGTTCAACATCCAACACTGCTGGTTTCTCTGGTGGTGCCGCAGCAGGTGGTCCAGTAGCAGGTTTCGATCCTGTTCTGATCTCTCTGATTCGTCGTTCAATGCCTAACTTGGTCGCATATGACCTCGCGGGTGTTCAACCAATGAATGGTCCTACAGGACTCATCTTTGCAATGCGTTCACGTTACACCAATCAATCGGGTGCTGAAGCATTCTTCGATGAAGTTGATACTCAGTTCTCTGGTAGAAAGGGTAATCAATCCCAGTATGCAGTCAATCCTACCGTTGAAGCAAACGTAGGTTTTGGTACTACTGCTGCTCAATCTGGAAGCAATCCTGGTCTCCTAAGTGCTGGTGGTTCTCAGCAAGACTATAACGTTGGTGGTGGTATGTCCACTGCTGATGCAGAAATTCTTGGTTCTGACACTGGTGCGGCATTCAACGAAATGGCATTCTCAATCGAGAAAGTCACCGTTACTGCAAAGTCCAGAGCACTGAAGGCCGAGTATTCACTTGAGCTTGCACAAGACCTTAAGGCAATCCACGGTCTAAATGCAGAAGCAGAACTTGCTAACATTCTCTCAACTGAAATTCTTGCAGAAATCAACAGAGAAGTTATCAGAACTATCTACAAGACTGCAGAAACTGGTGCCCAGCACAATGTTGCTAATGCAGGTACTTTCGACCTTGACATTGATTCCAATGGTCGTTGGTCAGTTGAGAAGTTCAAGGGTCTGATCTTCCAAATTGAAAGAGACGCAAACGCAATTGCACAGCGTACTCGTAGAGGAAAGGGCAACATCATTATGTGTTCATCTGATGTTGCTTCTGCACTCTCAATGGCAGGTATGCTCGATTATACTCCTGCACTTAATGCCAACTTGAATGTCGATGATACTGGTAATACCTTTGCTGGTGTTCTCAACGGCAAGTATCGTGTTTATATTGATCCATATTCTGGTGGTTCAAACACTGGATCCAATGGTGGTCAGTATTACGTTATTGGTTATAAGGGTTCTTCTCCTTATGACGCAGGACTCTTCTACTGCCCATATGTTCCTCTCCAAATGGTTCGTGCCGTTGGTGAGAATACCTTCCAGCCTAAGATTGGATTCAAGACCCGTTATGGTCTTGTTGCCAACCCATTTGCTGAAGGTAAGTCGGCATCTGCACCTGAGACCAATCTGGGTCGTATCCAGTCCAACAGCAACCGTTACTACAGAAGAGTACTGGTTAAGAATCTTATGTGAGTTTTATCACATAATCTTAAGAGGTCCGAAAGGACCTCTTTTTTTATGTAAATAAATAAAAATAAAAATGGCTCAGAGTCCTTGGTCAAAACAAATTGATAATAGAAATTTTCTTTCTCCTGTAGGATTCAAATTTACTTTGTCCGAATACCCAAAAGTTGATTTCTTTTCCAATTCTTCTCAAATACCAGGTATCAACTTAGGTGTTGCAATTCAATCAAATTATTTGAAAGATATTCCAATCCCTGGAGACAAACTTTCGTATGATGATTTTTCTTTTGAGTTTTTTGTTGATGAGAATTTGCAAAATTACTTACAAGTTCATAATTGGATGAGAGGTCTTGGTTATCCTCAAAGTGTATCTGAGTTTCAAGAATTATTAAATTCTGATGAATTTAACCCAGGAGTTCAAGATGCAAATTTCGGACAATCAGACGGAAGTTTAATCCTCTATAATAGTAATTATAACCCTATAGCATATATTAATTTTAAAGGATTATTTCCAGTTTCTTTATCCACTTTAGACTTTAATGCTAAAGCACAAGATATAAATTTTTTGACTGCAAGTGTAACATTCAAATATACTTTATACGATATAATCGTTAATTAATCTTATGAATATTGATGAAATTCAAACATTATGGGAAAAAGATTCAAAGATAGATCCAGATAATCTACATCAAGAATCACTCAAGATTCCTTCTTTACACGCAAAATATTACAAAATATATAATAATATTATTCTTCTTAAAAAATTAGAAGAAAATAAATATAAAATTCTTAGAAAAGAAAGATGGTTATATTATTCTGGCAAAGCAGAACCAGAAGTATACAAAGAAAATCCTTTTGACCATAAAGTTTTAAAACCAGATTTAGATAAGTATATGGATGCCGATTCAGATTTGCTTAAAATCACATCCAAAATTGAATACTACCAATCAATGATAAATTATTTGGATAGTATATTAAAAACAATATTAAACAGAACTTATCAAATCAAAAATGCTATTGAATATATGAGATTTACTGCTGGATATGACTGATATTATCATACAAAAAAAGAACGAAATATTTTTAAAGGTAGAAACGGAACCACATATCCATCAAGAATTATTTGATTATTTTACTTTTGAAGTTCCTGGTGCGAAGTTTATGCCTCAATATAGAAGTAAATACTGGGATGGAAAAATTAGATTATACAGTAACCATACTGGAGAAATTTATGTTGGTTTATTGGATAAATTAGTTGCTTGGGCAAAAAGATGCGAATATTCTGTAGAATTTAAGGAAAATAAATTTTATGGATTACCATTTGAGGAAAATGAAATGATTTCTTTAAGTGGTGTTTCTGATTATATGAATAAAATTTCAAAGCATCAACCAAGAGATTATCAAATTGATGCCGTTTATGATGCTTTAAGGTATAATAGAAAACTTTTAATTTCTCCAACAGCATCTGGAAAGTCTTTAATGATATACACAATCGTAAGATATTTTGTGGATAATCATAAAAATATTTTATTAATTGTTCCAACTACATCTTTGGTTGAGCAAATGGTAAAGGATTTCTCAGAT